TCAATACCCATTTGTACGGTCTTGAGCATTCTTTGTGCTGCCTGTTTTGACTGAATCCATTCTGAGTCTAACTGTGCTACCTCTGAACCATTAGATTGATCAATCAATACCTCCAAAATTTCAGGATCTGAGGGGGCTACGATTTCGTGTGTCCATAGGTTAAGGTTGATTGTAAACTGGTCAAGGGAGTCTGCGTCTTTACGTAAAAATACCATATTGGAAGAGTTATTTGCAATTGCCATCTTTGCTCTAAAGCCTGTATTGATGGGTGTTGAATAAGAAAGGGAATATTCGTCAATTAACTTTTTTTGATAATTTTTTTGATCATCTTGATCAGTTCCTGGAAAATAATACCACATATATTCAACTGGTAAAACATCAACCGATACTGCTGCAGGAGTTGTATACTGAACATCATAATAATTAATACCTGCTACTTCAGGCGTTGATTGCATTAGATAAGTAATTGAATTTGAATATAGTGGCTGGTCTTGAATTAGTCCATTTAAAAATTCTCTATCTTGATAAAAATAACTAACACTTCTTTCTGTTAATGCTTTTTCTGTTGCATGAATTTCTCTAAGTGCTGCAGGAGAAACTCTTGTTCCTTGATCAAAATATTCAGGTTCTGAGTGTAGGTTTGGAGGCATTACGGGAGACATTGATGCATGAAATCCAAACTTAGAGCCTACTTGAATACTAGTATCAAAGTATGGCTTTTGTCTCATGCCTGTTAAATTATTAACTTCAGTTGATTTCCAACCAGAACCTCCAGGATTTGTAGTCTCATTGTAATCGTCTGTTTTAAATTCTTGCCATCCAACTATCTCCACGTTGTTTAAAAATATTGACAATATCACCTTGTTATCTGCTACGGTACCCTTTTCTCCATCTGAACCATCTGAAATAGTTGTTACTACTTTAAGGTTAAAGGGGTTATCTGTTACATAGGAGTATTGATATTCTTTGCCGACTGAAGTTTTTTTAATTATTTTTGAAAAATTATTTACAATGCTTATACATTCCCCAGTAACTTCTGACCAAAACATTGTGTCATTTGATATGTCTCTTGCTAGCAATAAATATTTATATTGTGGAGGACTGTAAACTGTTCCTGGTGTCCTTGGATCTTCTGGGTTGTACCTTACAAGTTCAACAAAGTAAGCCCCTGCAGAAGATGTTGTACTTGCCATATTAAAAAATAAACCAGCAGAAGCAACGGACTGATCTGGCATATCAAATTTTACAGAGTATGTGTTATACCCTATGTTTGTTTCAGTTGTTGGATATATAAGAAGTCTTTCTATACCGCCATATAAAGTTTCGCTAACTTTTATTTTTTTAATACTTGGCAAAGAGGTTTCTCCAGCATTATCATCTATTACTGATGTGTAGCCTGATGATGCGGTTAATGCAAGGGTTGAGTCATTAAACTTTTTTTCAGAAAGTGCTTTGCTGGCTAAGGTGGTAATTCTTGCATGTGCTGCTGGCACTGTTCCATATAATCCACGCTGGACATTAGTGATGTTTCCAGTAGGGGTTACCAAAACCTCGTAGTCAAAAGGAACTGTTGCCTCTCCACCAGAAACATAGGTTCCTGCAGCAGCATCAACAATTGAAAAGGAAGTGCTTGTTCTAGCAGAAATAGTTCCGTTTATGTTGTAAGTTTTAGGATTAACCCCAGTAATGCTTACTTTTTGTCCTACTTTAAAAGTATTGGCTGCTGTATAAACTACTGCGCTACCGCTTCTAGCAACATTTGTAATGGTTGCATAAGAAGTTTTTAGCCCAACATTATTCTGTTTAATAAAATTATTTATTTCTGATTGTAATTCCATATCATTTTTGATTGAAACCTTAATTGGAGTTCCTCCAGATTTACTAATTTCATATTCTTTATAAAGAAATGAAACAATCTCATTTTCAATAAAAGCATAACCACTTGCATCACGATTAAAGGTATGAAAAATGTTCTGAAGATCATTAACATTTATGTTAAACTTGTTTGAATTTTTTTCCATGTCAGCATTAATATAATTAAAGCCAACTGAGTCTATACTCTGTTGCTGCCACACAACGTCGTTAGATGTTGCATATAGAAAAGACGGAGAGTTCTTAATCATTGGGTCTGTAACATTCTGAAGGGAAGGAGACTGCTTAACTTTAGGAATTTGATATCGTAAAGAAATTTTTCCGGGCTTTGCCTTATTAGAAATAGAGAAGCCACCCTGCTTAATGTTAAAGTCAGACAAAGACAGGGTAGAAGCGTTAGAAGATAAAATATTGTGTAAACTTAAAAACTTCATGATTCCGTACTCATCAATATATGCACCAATTTGATAAGCAACAAAGATTTTGTTAAGTGTATCTACGATTGTCGAGTCTTTTGAGTTACAATAAAAATATGATATATCCATTGGGTTTGCTTTGTTATTACATATATTGTAAAGAGAATCATAGTCATAATCTGTAAATCCCGCAAGATCAAGAATGTTGGTAATTATCTCAAATATGCTTTTTAGGTTAACCACGTAGTCTGGTGCTGGTGTATATTGCAAGTACCTTGAAATATCAAAACACTGAATAGAGACTGTCTCTATGTCTGACTCATCCCAAGAGTCTGAATAAAACACTCCTCCTGGAATATAGTTGTTGGCAGATGTTACGGTACTTGCCGATAAGTCAGAGTGCTGAAAAAGATTGAAGTTAACATAGAACTTAATGTTTTTCCTTAGTATGCTTGAAAGCACTGTAGATGCGCTATCACTTTGGCTAGAAAAAATATTAACAATCTCGTTATTGTTTAAAAGAGGTATTGCAGATAGGTCTATGTTACAACTATTTGCATTTATTGAGGCAATAGGCAATACGCTATCTTGTCCATCTAAAGATTTATCTATTGTGATATTTTGAACAAAACTTGATAGATCTACCTCAAGCCTTGGAGAAACCTCAATAAGTTGCATCTTGACTAAATCATTAGTGAAAGTAGTATTGGTATAAGAAGAAAATTGGGATCTAATTGTTTTTGATACTTGTGACACGGATATAGATGTTAAGGACATTGTTTGGCTTATAGACCCCGAATTTGTAAAGGTAGGCATAGTTGTCCACTTTGTCTTTGTCCAGGCCGTACCAGTCCAGTATAGGGCTAGTAGGCCTACTGTAAAGCCATCTGCGTTGGTAGGCATTGATATGGTTTCGCTACCGTCAACAGTAATAAAAGAGTTGTTTACTTTTATTTTTATAGAGGGTATTGTCACTAGTGTATTAAACTTAACAATGATCTTATTGGTCAGAATACCCTTTTCATATTTGGCTGTTATTACATTGCTTGTACCATCTGAAACAAAATATTTGTAGGGAGAAATATCTGTAGGCAAAGAACTTTTTAGCGCTGGAACTGGTGGGGATGCTAAAAAAAATGAAGGCATTTGTGTAATAGAACTCATAGGAGAATACGTAGCAGCCGTATAGCCAGTTATTGTGGGAGAAGTAATCTTTCTATAATTACTAGGAAATGAGCAGTTTGTATTGCCAGATGAAACGTAAGATTCCCCTGGTCTAAAATATGTAAAGACACTATCGGTTGGCCAAAATGATCCATACTTATAATCTTCGTAAGATGTTTTATATACCTCTGGAACTGTAAAATATACTGTTGGATTGTCGGTTATACCACTTAAAACATTAAAATTAATTCTATAAACAAATGAAGATATGGTGTCTGATGCTGACTGGGATGTTCCAATGTATGTGGTGATCTTGGTCCAACCAAGAGAACTAACTTCTTCTTGACTTGATCCAAATTGAGTCTTTGTTCCTTCGGCAAAAGCATTAGCCATAATTGGCATAGAGTTATTTGTTTTTACATAAGTAATTATTTTATAAGCATCTCCACCATCAGCAGTTACAGAGTACTGCAGAAAGCCTTGACCACTTGCCATGGTAAACTTTTTAGTTGTAAAGTTAGGTTTTGATTCACCTGTAGTTGCAGACGCAAGGGTACCAGTAGAAGATGGAGATGATAATGTCATTGCTGTAATGTCGCCTGCAATAGTCACATATGGCGGATTAAATAAGTTATGATTCCACTCAGCAGAAACAGTTGGTACCAAACCAACCGAATCAGAATTAGTAAAGATTCCAGAATCAACGGTGTCTAGCATTATATCTCCGTAAATTCAATACTTACATCTACGTAGTCTGCTACTGGGGTTCTCTTTGAAAGAGTCTTTGAGAATGAAGTTATAAAAACACTATATGTTCTAGACCCCGTTGCATTTATTGTAGATAGTTCTGTTTGTGCCGTTTTAAAATTATTTCCTGATTCATCTGGAATTGCACCTACAGCAGGGTCTGCATTGAGTTTAGACTCAATAACCTTAACGTAAATTGGAATTCCAGCATTAGCATTATAAAATGATTCCATCCATGCTGCACCAAAGTTTCCATCTGCTGTCTCTGCTGTTTTTGTTGGCAAGAATGCCCAAGAGGTTGAAACCTTATGTTTTTTAGCAACCACGTATTTTCTCATAGCGCCATTAGCCATACGTGAGGATGACTCAATTATCTCTACATCTATTTGAATAGGCTCTCTATTGTGGTCTGTTAGTTTGTACCAGGTTGATCCGTTGAGGGATACCTGTATACCCGCTTGAATTTTATATGCCATTATTTACCTACCGCATTAGTTTTATTATTTTTTTGTGCAACTAGATTAATTTTCTTTATTACTTGATTAGCAATATCATCTGCTGTTGCATTGCTTCCATTTACAGTCATCTGAATATTATACACTGAACTGAAGGTTCCTGTTGTACTTGATGGTTTATTGCCAAATGAATTTCCTGGATTAATACCTGCAAACTGTGAAGCGGCTCCAAATGTTGGGCTAGATGAGCCAAGTTGTTGAAGTCCTAACATTCCTTGTCCTAATGTAGACTGAAGTTGTGCTCTTTGTGCTTTATCTTTAATTCCACCAATAAGACTCATGGCATCTTTAATGGTTGTCATTTTGCCAGTTAGGTCTATTGAATTTCTATCAAAAGACGACGCTTCCTTGGCTTGCTCTTGACCAAGGATAGAAGCGCCAATGTAATCTCCAGAGATCTTTGCCTGGGTCTTACTCTTTTCAAGTCCCATAAGTTTCATCTGATAATCGTACTGTCTATCTAACTCGTTATTAATTTCACTTAAGAAGGTTTTTGGATCTGTCATAGCAGATGTTAATTCCATCTGCTTCTTTCTTTGCTTTTCTCCCTCTACTACCTTTTTAATTTCATCTGAATTTTTAGCATTTGCTATAGCATTTGCAAGATTACCATCTTCAATTATTTTTAAAGCATCTGATGTTGCTAGTCCAGCATTGGCTAATTTAACAAAAGCGCTTCTTTGTGCTTTTGCAACTTCAACCTGATCTTTTGCTGCAGCGCTAAAAAGTCCCAATTGTTTTTCATCAAATGCTTTCTTTGCAGCATTTCCTAGTTCTGTTAAAGCCACTACACCTTGTTTTGTTACTGTAATAAGTTTGTTTCTAATTGCATTATCAATACCGCCAACCCAATCAATGAAATCACCATTGGCCTTAAGGTCAGATAATTGTTGGTCAATACCATTAAATATTGTGATATCTTTTTTACCGCTAAGAATGCGAAGGAGTTCTTTTGCACCACCTGCTGCATTAATTGTTGCATCTCTTGTTCTCTTTAGTGTGTTGAGAAGATCGTCAAATGTTGTGTCTCTATCTTTTCCTCCACCTGCACCTCCACCGCCACCTGGAATGACTTTACCATTACCATCAACCTTACCCTGTCTTCCAACACGGTCTGCCGCTGCTTTAGTTTTTAAGTTTTCTTTAAGACCTTCTATAACTTCTGGACTAAAATAACTAGGTATTGTTATATTATTTTCAGCCATATAAGCGTCAACAACATTAACATCTCCCGCAGCAACAAAATCAACTATAACTTTTTGATTTATTGTTTTTGATGTTCCAACAAGTACGGTAAATAGTGCATCCTGCTCTTCTTTAGAAAGATCTCCAGTTATGCCAAGAGCAAAAAATGCTTCTTTAGAAAGTTCTTCATTTTTTATTCCTTTTAATCTTTCAGTAATTGCAGCAACTTCTGCTATTTGTTTTGCTCCATCATCATTAACATCAATAGTAATTCCATATTTTTGTTGCATATTTGCAAGAACTGCAATAGCCTTCATATTTTTATCAAAATTCTTTGGATCTTTATTTAATATATCCATAAAGATTGGAAGGTTGGTGTCATTTGTTCCAGCCTTCATGAGTAGTTGTAGGATTACGTTAGCATTTTCACTACCTTGTGATTCAACAAGAACTGTAAACGTACTTTCAAGACTTTCATTGTTTGCAAGTTTCATTACAGTTACTGGATCAAGTGCTCCACTTGCAAACTGAACTTGCAACATTGCCTTAAAGTCTGCATTTCCAATACCTTCTAATTCTTTCTTTGCTTCATCAGCAAAAACCTTCATTGGTCCATCTTTATAAAGTGTATCTATTGCTGCATTAATACCCTTGGTAAATAGCCCTGGACCAAAAGCATCTTTTTGTGCAATAAGAATATTTAGTGCTTCGGTATTTTTGGCGTTAATGGTTTCTATGGCTGCTGCTCGCTGATCTTCAATCTTTTTAATTTCGGCATCTGTTTTAGCCATCTTGACTTTAATATCATATTGCTTATTTAGCGAATCAACAAGACCATTGTTCATAGTCACTTGTTCTAAACCAAGTTGTAAGGCTGCTGCTCCAAGGTTTGCATTACTTTCTCTTGCACCCTTCTGACTAAGTTCACTACCTATTCCACCAACAAGACCTACTGCGCCTCCAACAATTGCTCCAGGAATTGCACCAACACCTAGACCAGTTGCACCGATTGCACCACCTGCTGCGGCTCCTGCTGCTGTCATTCCAAGTATGTTTGTTTTAGTGCCAAATCCAAATACTGGCTTTATGTTTTCTAAAGCAGTTTTAAAGAAATCTGCTTGTCTAGTCATTGAGTCTTCTTGAATTGCAAGAGTTACCTGTAGTGGATCTGTTGCTAGGTTTTCGCCATTAAGTCCAAGCAAAGTGGTTAATCTACCGCTAATAATTGCTGGTATCTCATAACTCTTTAACTGTTCTCCAAGTGCAGAAGAAATGCTTTTTGCTTGATCCGTTGTTACTATTCCCTGAACAACTGCATAGGCAAGACTGTTAGATATGTTTCTACCAATTTCCTGCATACCTTGTCCAGATTGTGCTTGCTTTTCAATATCAGCCAAAAGACCTTTACCAAATTCGCTACCAAGAATATTTTCACCAAATTTTCTTTGAACTGCACTTTCACCAGTTAGTGTGTTTTGTCGTCTTCTATCTGCTTCTTCTGTGGCGCTAACTGTTCCAGTTATTTTTGAAAGACTTTGTAGTTTTTCAGAAGTCATGCTCATTGCCTTAGCAAGATTTACGCCTTCTTTTCTAGCATTTTCAACATCTTTGGCCAGTTTTAACATCACTCCGCCTACAACAGCAATTGCAGCGATAGCAGCAATCCAAGGATTAGCAAGAAGTGGTAGCAACATTGTGATACCTTGAATACCAAATACAAATGGCATAATCTTTTGAGCAATTTCTCCAATGCTTCCACCAGCAAAAGATGCAGCAATTGTTAAACCACTCATTGCTCCAATACCAAGTCCTGCTTTATTGCTAAAGTTTGTTAGTTTTTCTTTTGCTGTTCTTTGTGATTCGGTGTTTTCTTCCATAGAAGTAATTAGTTTTGATTCTGCTGCAATTTTTTTCTTGGCTTGCTTTAAACTTATTCTTTCTGTAGCAGCAAGCAGTTGTGCTCTTGATAATCTTTGTGATTGAGAAATATTTCCAACGCTTACGCCAGTTGCAGAAGGAGCATCTGCGTAACCTGGAAGCATAGTCCTAGTACTAAAGCGAGAACTCACAAATCCTCTTGGCTTCTGAACAATTCTTTTTCCTGCAGGAACTTGAGTCATTACTCTATCTGCTGATTTACCAGTACTTGATACAACATTGTTAGGCTTTGCTTTACCCTTGATTGATGTTATCTCTCCCGTTTTATTATCTTGCAGTGCTTCTTTTTTAGTTGCAAGAACAGAAGAGTGCATCTTGTGATATTCTCTCCAGTTAACCTTCTTGCCCTCTTCAAGTCTTGCGATCATTCCAGAGTAGGCTTCTTTTTCTGCAGGGTTAAGGTCAAAACTAGATATTGTTGATTTAAGTTTTGGAAGAACTCTGTCAATTTCTTTTATCATATTATTATGATATTGGTCTGCAGTCATACCTTGAGGAATACCAAGTGTTGATTCTGCAAAGAATCTTTTTGCTCCACCCTTTACGCCAAGCAGATTAATCTTTGCCTGTTCTGCCATAGAAGGCATAGTTTTAGCAAAATCCCTTTTGCCAGAAGCCTTCTCAAAAACCCCTGCTGTTCCAACATCTGCAAGGACATTTCCTGAAAGGTTTCCTCTTGCTAGATCTTTATCTCCACGAAGGTTTGCGGCTACAAGTTGTTTAAAGTATTCATCCTTTGTAAACTTGTTAGTCATTTGGTTTGGGTCAAACTTAGGATTAAAAGCAGATTCTAAAACAATAAGTTTTCTTTTACCAGTTGGGTCTGTTGGGTCAACCATGGTTCTGATCTCTTGCTTAGGCGAATCCAGACCATGAACATCTCTTGCAATTGTTGTTGCTCTTTGTTCTGCCAATGCTGCTTTTGCATCCATGACTGGTTTAACAAATACCCTAGTGCCATCTGGCTTTTGATAAATACCACCCAAACCTTTAACTGGAAAACTGTGACCAGTTGTTGGAGAAATCTGTGTTCCAAAATTTGTTGGTGCTTGTTTTCCTAAAGCAGTTGTTCTTATTTCTTTATCTATCTGCTTCATTAATTGCTGAGAGTCATTGCCTGCTTTTGCATTTTGTTCTTGTACTAGTAGGTCTGCTCTAGACTTTATTGCTTTTTCTACTCTGCTTGAAATTGGTTGGGTTTCTGCCAAGGTCTTTAATGGCTGTGCATAGAAACCAGCCTTAGATCTATGTTCTAATCCAGCAACTACTGCTTTTGCTTGATAGGATCCTGGATTACGAATTGAGTCATATTGAGCAACAGCCCTTAATGTTTTTGCTGCATCGGCTGTAGTTGGGTGTGTTCCGCCTTGAAGTTTTTGAAGTTCTTTTCTATCAATACCAAGTTCTTGCAATCTTGCATCAGACATTTTGAGCAAGTCTGTTCCAAGTTTACCCTTTACAGTGTTTATATAATTATTAACGTATCCTAGGTCAGCAACTAAGTTATTGGCCTTCCACTCTTTTACTCCACCATTTCGGGCTTCTTCAATGTGAGATGCTTGAACATTAAACAAATTCTTTTCTTGTGCTGGAGTTAGGGATACTCCCTGTTCTTTTAATGCTTTTTTAACTGCTTCTGTTTCTTGAACGAAGCCAGGTTGTGATTGCTTTGCAAGATTTCTAATTGATGAAGGAGCAGATGTTCCAGATGAGGAACCTCTACCAATAGAAAGCCTTCTCTTAAGTTGCGAAGCATTCATTGGTCGGCCGCGTTCAATATTTTTTTCTAGCGCCTTAACAATTTTTTCTTCTGACATTCCTTCAGACATAAGTTGAGAAATTGTATTCTGAAGATCTCTTGCAGTTTGCTGACTCTTTGTTCTAAAAGATTTTGAACCTAACTTTACTGTTCCTTCTTCATAACCCTGTAGGTTGCCATTAACCATTGCATCAATAATTGGTTTAAATCTATCATCTTGTGCAACACCTGCTGGAATAATTGCTTCCCCAGGGGCACCAAGAATAGGAATAATATCTCCTGCACCCTTTGGTCCTGGTAGTCCAGTTGTTCCTGTTGAGAACTTCTTTGGTCCTTTGCCAACTCTTCCTGGCATCATCATTCCTGGATTTGCCCTGGCAAAGTTTACTGCTGCTACGGTGGCTTCAACGTATGCTGCTCTTAGTGCTCTTACCGCTGAGGACTCTGCTGTAAATGATTGAGTAAGTCTTGTGTGTGCCTGATTAAGGGATGTGGCTACAGTTGCAGATTCTAACTGTTCTGCATTGAGATAGTTAGTTTGTTCTGCAAGAATCTTAGTATTTCCACCTACCTTTAAGAAACCTCCACGCAGAGCCAGGAATAGTTTAATAATATTTGCTGCTCCATTAGCAACAAGACCAAATGTCATCAAAAGCGTTGGTCCAATAATACCAACAAGGGTAGATGCAATTACTATAAACTTCTTTGTGCCATCTCCTAGGTTATTAAACTTATCAAGAAGATCTCCAACAACCTTTACTACTGGTGTTACGGCCTGTAAAAATGTTTTTCCTATTGGGGCAATTGCTAGTTTAAGTTCTTCTACCGCTGATTTAAATTGTACGCCTACAGCATTTTCTACTGTTTTTAATTCTCGTTCAGATAAGATTGCAAGTTCTTCTACTGAAGCGCCAGCCATCTTTAAAACCTTGCTTGCCTGTGTTCCTTCTTTAGTTACGTTCTGAAATAATGTTGATAGACGAGCAAACTGGAACTTTCCAAAAAGTTGTTCAATTGCTCTTGATCTGTCTAATGGTGCAAGTGTATCTAACGCTTGTGCAAATCCTATTACTGTTGCTTTGATATCGCCTTTGTTTGCTTCAACAATACCCTTGATATTTACTCCAAGACCTGCAAGCATTTCACTTGCTTTCTTGCTTGGGTTAATTAATGATGCAAGGCCAGACTTAAGTGCGTTGGCTCCTTCTGAAGCATTAATACCACCTTCCTTCATTGCTGTAAGGAAGAATGCTAAATCTTCTACGTTACCGCCAAGTTGTTGAACAACTGGTCCAGCCTTTGGAATTGCAATAGTCAAATCTTCAATTGATACAACTGTTTGGTTTTCTACAGAGTTAAGAAAGTTAATTTTTGCTGCAAGGTCTTCTGCTGCAATGCCAAATGCATTTGTAAGAGATATAGTTGTTTCTAGTGCTTGTTCTTGTTCTACTCCACCAAGTACTGCAAGTCTAGTTGCTTCGGATACCTGTGCTGTGAGGTCTGCGCCTGTTTTACCCATTGCGGCAGCGGATGCTGCCATTTCCATGGTCTTACTTACTGCAACCCCATATTTAGTAAAGCCTTCTGCTAATGCCTGAACATCTGCTAGAGCCTTATTTGTTTCATCAGCAGTTGTAAACATATCTCCATAAACACGCTTAAACCTAATAGCCTGCGCTTCAAGATCCATAAAGACCTTAGAAGCAGTTGTGCCAAAGTACGCAAGTGGAATAGTAAAACCAACCATAAGTTGGCGGCCTGCCCACTGAGTGTTCTTACCAAAGTTTAAAAGACTTGTTGATCCTTGTTTAACTACCTGATTAAACAACGCTTGCTTTTGCGCTGCCATTGCTGTCTTGGTAGCATAGTCGTTCATGTTCAAGGTTTGTGGCGTAATAGCCATTGCCTTTATAGCACCGTTAGCATCACGACCCATCTTAATATACTGGGTTTGCATCTTCTTGACACGATCTTCTGCTACCTTGCCAATTGTGTCAAACTCTTGTCTAAATAATCTTCCAAAGGTTTTTGATGCCCCGCCAGCATAACGGAAGTACTCACGCATCGAAAGTTTATTAGACTCTAATGCGTGAGTGAACGACTCCGTAGATGATCTAACATTGCCCATCGTGGCAGTAAACTGCCCTGTAGCATTGATAGAGTTTAAGAGATTAGTTTGTAATCCCTTTTGTGCTGCCGTCGCTGCAGCGCTAGTTTTTGCTATTGATGCATGAAAATTTGCAAGTTGACGCTGTAGATTTTTAAGTTCTGTTAATGCGGACGACGTATCAATTTGTACGCCAATATTGGCATTAACATCACTCATCTATGTCACCTCTTTATTTAATTGTTTGCAAGAACTGTGTTCAGCAAAGAGTTTGCATCAGTAAGTTTGACACCTGAAGCGGCCTCAATTACCTTGTAAACTGTTGGTAGATCTAAGATATCTTCTAGAGCCTTTAAATCTTTTGCAAGATTTGGCTCATATTGTTCCATAGCAATTTGTACGCATTCAATAAGAAGAGTCATTGACTTCTCGTTATCTTCTGCTACTGCCGCTACCTGTTCGAATTTCTTCATAAATGGACGAAGCAAAGAGATTTTCAAGGGACGAACCTTGATCTTTGAGCCATCCATTAGAGTAAGTTCTTCACCCTCGTGTACTGTTGTTGCCATTTTTTCCTCCTATTTAGGCTATGTTAATTATAGCATAAGAGAGGGGTCTCGCCCGTCTTCATAATCAAGACCCATCCCAATTCCAAACCCTGCTTTTTGAGCATTTGCTCCTTGCAAGGAAAGAACATCATTTGAATCAGAAGTTGCTCCACCACTAAATACTCTGGCTTTCATATCTTCCCATTCTTTCTGGCCTTTCTCGCTACCAGATTCTTTGTCTAAGTCAACTCCCTGAATAGCAGCCAAAAACTTTTTTTCATTATAGTCTAGTTCTCTGCTACTCTGTAGCGTTGCCATTAACTCTGCCATTGATAAAGATTTTTCTAATTCTTGATAGTCTTTCCAAATCCCCAGCAAAAAAACCTCGGATTCTAGTTTTGCTAAATCAAGGGTTGCCCATGTGTCCCCATTGCGTTCTACTTGATCTTTAACAGGTTCCTCGGATTGCTTATTGATTTTTATTCCTGCAGCAATATCTAAAATAGTATATATAGTCCTCATGTCAACACTGTCTTCTATGTCTTCGATGGATCTAGATATTCTTGGATAGTATTGTTTCATGCAAATTCTTACACACTCTACAAGTTTTTCTATTGCCTCATCATCGCCTTTTGTGTTTTTGACATGCTCAAATGCATCCATAAACTCACGAAGATACTTAATCTTTAATGGAATAATCTCTAACTCTGTGCCATCAAACAAATGAATAATAGCACTTTTATATATTGTTGTAGCCATATTAATTCTATTCTACCACAAAGCGTCTTATTAAACAACAAAACCCACCTCCGAAGAGATGGGCTAAGTCGTTTTTTGTATTAAATTATGATGCTGGTGTCCAGGTACGATCTACGATCTTACCATATGAACCAGAAACATCCTCTGGAAGTAGACGGAATGAAACTTCAAACATTGAGGCCTCGTCACGCTTTGCAGATACTGTAACATTCTCAATTGAAAGTGCACGGTATGCTGTGTAGACACGCTCTACGTAAGCAGAATTGACGCAATCGCCAGTTCCTGGGCCTACTGCAACGATACCACGCTCAACTGGGCATTCGCCAAGTTCTCCTGCAGAAAGGTTAAGTGCACGTCCTGATGAAGATGACTTTGATCCTGTTAACTTAGAATCGCCGTAAGCCAAAGCAAGTAGAAGATTTTCTAGTGTTGCTTCAGCAAATGCTGTTGCAAGATTAACCTGCATGCCTTGCTTGTAAAGCTTTGCAACGTCAAGAATCTGGTCAACTGTAACTTCGCCGAAGTCAGGTTGAAACTGTAGTTCAAGTCCGTTCATTGTATAACCAACGTTTGTGTAATCTACATCAGCAGTAATTGTGTCTGTAAAGGGCTTTCCAGCCTCTGGACTAGTTAATGTTGATGGAGACAAAGTTGTATCACAAACGAATAGTGCTGCTGCACCAACGATTATGTTGGTCGATGTACCACGAGTAAATGGCATTTATTTACCTCTTTCTCCTAAATAGGGTTATTAAGTTGTTTGGCGTTGTTTCCTCGTATTAATTATAACAGTGTTTTTAAGTGTATTTGGGGGTTGCTGAGTCTTTAGTGTGGTAGTCGTACTCTATTATTAGTTTGCCTCTAAAGTTGAACTTGATAGATCCTAGTTCAACCAGATCTCTGGTTTCGTCAATTTGAAAAACCTTAAAACGATGAAAAAATACATTTAATGTTGGGACTTGGCTCGGATTACTAATAAGCCAATCATTCACATCTTGTGCTGCTGAGTCTTCCCTATCTAGGGCAGCCGTAATAATCCTGGCTATATCAAACCCTTGGGCATCGCTAGACGAGTGGATCGTATAAACTAGTTGTTCTCTCTTATGTCTGTACATTGAGTTTGGTCTGTATCTTGCTAGTCTGTCATATGCTATTAAAAATGCATCTCCAGTTACTGTAATTTCTCCAAATAGGTCGTCTAGGTTAGTAGACTGGACTGGAACGATTGGATCTATACCCTCAATGCCAGTTACTATACCGAACTCCTTTAACTGAGCAATAATATATTTATTAATAAAGGTGGGTGGAAAGCCTGTCTCTGCCGCTACTGTTGCCATAGTCTTATTCTACCCCAATATGTGCGTTTGCAATCCATTTAAATCCCGTTTCAATTCCAGAAGATCTTCCTACCCTCGTACCAGTTTTAAAGTTAGTTTTGTATATAACTGGTTTCTTTATGTAAGAATATAGTCCAGAAGATTTTAAAAATGATTGCTTAAAATATACTCTAAAAAATTCGTCTGCTACTTTTTCAAATGAACCCTGAACCTCTGTTCCTCCAGGATTTTGAATATCTATATCTTTTTTTGTAAAGACTGTCTGCCCATTTGCTTCAAAAACAAGTACCTCTGATCTTACTGGAGATATCGTTACTGGAGTTCCATTCTCCATAATCTTTGCTTTATTTTCAAAGGGTACCGATGAACCTGATGGTAAACTTTTTGATTGCTTAAAACTTGACTTAAAAGAAAGACCAACATTGCTAACGGTATATGTAAAATCATACAGCCTTGCTTTAGGACTACCGACTTGATACCATTCATATATGTGATGAAGTGCTTTAGGATTAGACCTTGCCTCAACATCTATATAGTCTTTTAGTATTCCAATAACACTGTTTCCAAGGTTTTTTAAAAATATATTTTTGCCCTTTTGTGCCCCGTCTAAAAATCCAAAAGAATAGTCAATAGCATTGCCTATAATTTTTTCAAGGTGTTTAGTATTCATAACAATATTCATTATTCGCCCACTGTCTGATTTTCAGATCTACGCAATACCATGTGGTAGTATTCAATGCTCTGAAGCCCTCCAACAAAAGGCTCAACAGTTGCAATTTCAAATATTGTGCCTCTTCCGCTTCTTGGCCCTGCTGTTTCTCTATAAACTAGGTTATCTCCTGGAAGCCTAATATTTGTTATAAGAATATTAGTAATGTTGTTATTTTCATTTTTTGAAGATGTTCTTATGTCTGATTTTGATCTTGCAATAAGTTTGCCTTCAGAAACTAAAAACACTGCTGGAGAAGTGTCTTCATTTGCTTTTTGATTTACAGATTGTGCATTGCATGTAATTGTTCTATCAAAGATCCATTCTTTAATGGCTTTGCCATATTCGCTTTGTGTAATTATTGGATAATAAACATCGGCAAGCATGGGGTACATAAAGTCTGTTGTATCACAATTCATCACAGCATCCCTGGAGTACGAAAGTTTGTTGTGTACTTGTCAAGAATAATGTCAACCATGATATTACCAGTGCCAGCAAATTTAGATGAATCATATTTTATTTTAAACTGATCTGTTTCGTATTCGCTAACGTAGGACTTGTAGTGATCCATTCTTCCGCATTTAAGATCATCAATTATCATTGTCATAGCATCTTGTATATCATTTGGAATAACTTTATATCCAGAGTCATAGTCAATTATATAATCAAACCCTTCAGGAAATGCAACTGCTGTATTTTTTGTATTACTCCACATGTTGTCATAATTTTCATATGGAGCATAGGTATAAAATGAGTCTGAGCCTGCATCTCTGTACTTAAGAGGTTTTCTTTCTGAGCGATCCTTTGAATCATAATAAGATGAATCTGTAGGAACCTTTACAATAGCAGTTCTGTCTTTTGTAACCTCATAGTGAAATCCATCTAGAGCAGGACCAGTTGTTGTATTGTTAATGTCATATACAATTTTGCCATTTTCAAATACTTGATTAATTTTATAGATTGTTCCCCAGACAGGAATATAGTCTGTTCCCTGACCAACAACCTCAAGAATCTTTCTTTCAAACGTAAACCCACGAGTGGTTAATGAGTCTACTATTGCTCTGGCAATACTTTCGTTACGTGTTGCTTCTGCAATCTCTGTTGCAGTTACTCCTAGCGTATTTGGATTGACGTATGGTCGTATAATAGTAAGCATATCTTGAACAACAATATTTTGTTCTGAATCTGCATTGTTATTAATTTTATAAATTTGAACAGAGTAATCATGGTCATATTTGATCAAATCACCAGCAAGGGAAAGAGTGACCTTTTTGCCTGCGCTAGACGTAATTACCTGAGACGTTCTTACTGTTCTTGTAGAGTTTTCAATAGTAACTAAATAATTGGTACTTGCCAAAGGAACATCGTATGTGATATTAATTGGATATGGAGGCAGTCTGAGAACTATCATATTTGTTTACCGTAGTGCCTTGCTACTTCTTGAGGTGTCGCTATACGAACCTTCTCGTGAGTAAGCCATTTTTCAGAAACCTCCTTGGTTACAATATTATATCCTCTTACAACTTCTCCGACTTCATTCCAGTATATGTTTCTTTCAGAAAATAGTGCTACCTTTTCTTCTGCTTTTTTTTCAACCTTTTTAGACTCTATTGTATCTTCTCTTGGGGTCCAACTAGCAATTATCTCAAGCATATGCAGCTTTGTTGTTGCGCCAAGAAGGTCAATCTTGTTATTTTTTGCATAAGACTTTATTTCCATAACAGTCTTTTTAGACAAATCTTCAATAATAGACATTAGTTCCTCCTATGTCATTATACCAGAATTAGCGTCGTCTTCCTCTGCCAAAATTATTTTGCATTGGTAAACGAATTCCGTTTGGTGTTCCTGATGGATTTACAGCATTTGGTCCAGAAGTTTCTCCAAGAGTTGCTCCTGAAGTTCCCATGGTATTAACTTGTAGACCGCTAGATCCCATAATAATAACACCTGGGTTTCCTAATGTAACAATTGCTCCCTCACCATTATGGCTATGGTCTATTGGTTCACCTGGATAAGACATTTTATTCTCCCTATAAATGACTGAAGGGAACGGCTTTTACACCGTTCCCCAAGTCAATCGTTTTAGCGATTATGAGTTGTTTGCTGCTGTTGCGTATGCAACTGCGTCAAGTTCTTCCCATTGAATACCGAAGCGGACGAATACTGTGTACTCAATTGTGTCCTTCTTTGGCTGGTAGAAACGGTTTACAGTGATATCACGTTGGAATCCCCATACACGGTTCTGTGGGAATGTCAAGTCGACATAGCCTGCAGGGTAGTAAGGAACTTCCTGAACTTCAACACCGAGAACACGAGTTGTACGTGCTCCACCAAATGTCTGCGCTCCGCCATCAAGGTATGCTTGACGATTTGCAGGTGTACCTGCTGGCTTGCCAGCAAATGCTTCTGCGATTGCATCAGCCAATGTACCATTGTTCTTAATGATACCCTGGAATGCGTCTGTGCCTGCATAGAACTTAAGGTTGTTCTTGATTGCACGGTACTTGCGTGGCATTGCGAGAATAATGTTTTGCATTACTTCTGTTGTCCATGCATTGTCAGCAACAGTTACGAATGACTCGTGTGCGCTGCCGTCTGTTTGTGCTCTGTTAACAAAACCTTCCATAATGTTAAGGAAAGCATTGTTGCCTGAACCTAGACCATTAATTGCAAGATCTTCAATGTCGTTAGCAAAAGCGCTTGTCATCAAACGTACTAGGTGGTCTTCAAGAGCGCCGCCTTCTACGTTATCTTCTAGTGCTTCTGTTGATACTTCCCAGTCCAGACGAATCTTCTTTGTAGTCAATTCAACCTTTGAGAAAGTAGCGCCTGCATTTGTAAATGTAGGGTCTGCTTGTGCTGCTGCACGAATTACACGCTCACCAACGTTGACTTTTTCAAGTTCCATTGTATTTGCTCGCATTGTAACTCTACGTCCATCTTTAGCGAGAACTGTAGCATCCCACACATAATCAATGAAGCGACGTGCTTGTTCAGGCAATAGGATACCACCTGCAGTACCAGACGGGCTAACCGCGTTGGCACCTGATGTTCCGTAATTTGCTCCAGTAATGTTACCTAGAACGCCGTCACGACCACTTACGATGGTTGCTGCGGCTCCTGTAGAACCAGATGCTACTGCACCTGTTCCGTCATGGCCGTGGCCAAGGGTAGTTCCTGGATAGTTTTTTACGATATCTTCTGACATATTGTTCACCTCCTAGTGATTTTTATGTTAGTTGTATAGGTCGGAGAATTTGAGGAAACGTCCGCCCCATAGGGATTTTTGAACTGGAGTTGAATCCAATTCCTGCACGATCTCGCCTAGATCGCCAGACTTGCGGAAAGCGGTGTCCTTTTCTACGGAATCAACTCTCTTTCCAATTTCATTAAAAGTACCCTTGATCTGATTCACATCAGTTGTTGTGGCATCAAGAGACTTCTTTATATTAGCAACTTCATCACTAAGTGACTTAAGTGTTGCTGTTAGATCGCCAAAGGCATTAGTAACAGAATCCTTAATTTCAGTAATTGCATTTGCGATTACTTCATCAGCCTTTGCAGCATCTTCTGCTGCTGGTGCTTCTGGATTCTGAATTGCATCTTCTACTGAAGATGTAGCACTATCTTCTACAATTGAATCAGACTTTTCTGCTTCAGCAACTGGTGCCTCTGCTTCTAGAACTGCTTCTACTGTTTCTGTTGGTTGTGCCTCTGGAGTGATCGCTACTGATACTTCTTGTGTCTCTTCCACTACTGGAGCATCGAGAACTGCTGTATCTTCTGACATAGGGCTTACCTCCTTGTTAATCTTAGAAGTATTAATGCCTTTAGCACTATCAACTAAGAACTTTATCATATCTGCTTTATCTGAGTCATTTTTTTCTACAAAACCAATGTTTTTCATTTCGTTACCACTTACTGGACTGAGATATGTTTCTTCATCAGATGTAAGTACAATTCCTGTTTCTTCATCGTAGAATACATTCTCTACAACGGTATTTGCTATTTCGCCTTTAATTATATTTACCCCGTCAACTTTTTCAACTGACATAATACTTGCAAACTGATTCGCTGGTGAATCTACAAGACTTAACTCAATTAGGTCGTAGTCTTTAATAATTCTAATTGATTTATCAAGTTCTTCATTGTATGCATCATCCCACTTGTTCATTCGTCCCCCGATAGAAAAACCAGTGTAGGTTCCATCTAGAACTTTTTCCCAAGCATCGTTTGCGCCCTTAGAGATGTATGTAGAAACATAAATGCCCTTATAAAACTTCTTTGATTCTGGATCAAAATATTTTTCTTCTTTAAATGAAATCATTTTACCAACTGCTGATGGTTGGTGCATCTCACGAATGTTGCCACGGAATTTTGCAAAAGCACTCATAGATGCTTCAGTTGTAACAATATCAAATTGCTTATCAACATTATCCAAAGATGCAAAACCAGAAACAATTCTCTTCTCAATGTCGACTTTACCAAAAGGCATTGATAGGCGAACATTGTCACCGTCAGTGGTCCAAAAAGCTTTATTTGTGTTCATAGTGTATTCCATTATACCAAATGTTTTTGTAGATTTCTCAATTATTGAGATGCTCTACCTTCACCCTTTGGATTTCGACCAGCAACTGTTGCAGATCCGTCAGACTGGTTGTTTGTTCTTTCTGCATCTCTAGAGCGATTACCATTTGCTCTTGAATCTGCTGCCTGCCTTGGGCTAAGTTCAAGTGGCTCATCTCCATGGTCTGCCTGTGGAAGATCAAGGATCTCACGGGCTTCGTTAGGTAGCATGATCTGGTTTTTGACATAGCGCTCAAGAATTTGAGACTGTGCAATTTCATCTGTAAGAGTAAGTTCATTAAACTTAAACTGAAGAATGTCTGTTCTTTCTTTGATAAGTTTGCTGATTACTTTTTCAAGATGCTGCTGTTCTGGACGTGAAACCTGTTCTTTAAATGTGCGATCTTGAGCAAGGGCTGCTGCAATAGCACTAGAGTCTGAGCCACCAAGTTTAGAAATTGGAACTTGATGAGCAATTAAAATATCATCACGATTTTGCTTGCGGTATTCTTTAAACGATCCATCCTGAATGCCATTTTCAATTGGTTTCATTTCAAACTCAACCTTAGAATTATCAGTATCTCCAGGAAGTGGAATATAGAGAGTTCTGTGAGACTGTGACTTCAAACCTGTTTGTAGGAATCGGAACATTTTATCTTCGGCATCTGCAGATAGCTTTGCGCCCTTGAGAGTAATTACGTATCTTGGTACCGCTTTATTTTCAAAATAGTCAATGTTGTACTGAGAGGCAAGTTGATCACCAATAAGTGAAGGAAGGGCTGCAATAATATCTGGAACACCATAGTATGTATTTAAAGGTGAATAATCTTTAAAGTGAATAATTTCATTTGGACGATTATCTGCAGTTAGAGGGTTTCTATTTGTAGCACTAAAATTACGGAAGTAAACAACCTTTGGTCCAATAATTTGAACATAGCCATCACGAATTCTGCGGACACGCATTGTGGTAGAAGGAATATGTCCAACATATCCAATTTCTCCACTTACGGTTCTACCAACTTCCATATACCCATTTCCAGTTGCCTGAAGATCTGTGTATATCTTTTCCATTGTGCGTGTAAAACTATCATCATCATTTAATGATTCCAGCCAATCACGAAGTTCTAACTTTGCTCTTTCAATTCTATTTCTAGCACGAAGTGTTGCACCTTTATCTGCATTATTCTCAAGGCTCATCATTGTTCGATCTGTTACATCAAAACGGTAACCAAGACCCACAACATTTTCTACCTTTGCATCAATAGCAGCGTGGTTAGCAAAAGAAGTATCATAAAAATTAGCAAGTTCATACATGTTATAAGGTGGAGTAATTACATCGAACAAACCATAACCATTGCGATAAACCAAACCAGGATTAATTGCCTTTGAACCCGAGTCTTCTTTTCCCTTTGGATCTGCATTTGCTGAACTTAAATATGAATCACTAAGTAGATCAATATTACCATTGGTGGCAAGATAGCCTTCTTGTGTTATTGCTTTATTTACTTGTCTTGTAATACGACGTTTAAAGTTATCTTCAAGTCCCCCAAGATTTTTTAATTCATCCCAAGATTTATTAAATGGATCGCTGTTTTTAAATTGGCTTTCAGGTTTATCTGTTGTTCCAAGTCTTGCTTCTAGGTAATCGCTGTTACTCATCAAATGCACCCTTTCCTGCTTTATTAAGAGTTTGCTGGGCTGCATGCCATGCACCTAAATCGTTCATAGATGGAATCAAACCAGACTTCATGCGATCCATTTGTTCCGAGTGCTCTTCATCTGAAATGCGAGTAAGGCCAGGAACAAATACTGCTTCTCCATCGCCTTCATCTCCATAATGCTTTGCTGCTGCTTTAAGTTCTGCAATTTTGGCTACGTCGTTACGCATTGCCTCAATATTGAGTACATTGCCTTCTCCGTCAGTAAACCATTTTCCAGTTGCTTTTTTATATACATATAGACCCCAGTTATACTTTTTTTCTATAACCTGTCTACGTACATTTTTGACAATTGGTTCGCCAGTTTCGGGGTTGATTAAAGAATCCATAACCATCAGTATACCATATTCCTGTTAAGTGAGAAGTTAAATAGCCAATATTTTAGTAAAACTTAATCTCACAAGCATCTGTGCTGCAATATGCCTCGCCTGCTGCCTCAAGGTTTTCTACTCCATCATAAATAGCAGACCAGTCAATCTTGCCAATCTTTCCTACGTATGAGTTGTATTCTTCTCGTGTAATTTCTGAATATGGCTGCTGAGGATAAACCTTATCTCCCATTGGAAGGAAGGAAACTGCCTTTAGCTGACCCTCGTACATATTTAGGGCTGGGGCAACAAACTTCTTCTCATTCTCTTTGTCAAAAGATAGGGTTACAGAAACACCATTATCTGACCAATACTTCTGAGCAGTTGCTGCCAAACCAATTTTTTCAAATACACTAACCTGCTTTTCTGAACGTTTGTGTCCAGATGCTACTGGGAAATATACTACGGATGTGTTTGCTGATACTAGATCTGCTTCAATTTTATACCCCGCTGCTTTAAACAAATGAAGCATTGGATCAGTATTTCCAAAACGAATAGCACGAAGATAGAACTCTCCACCAGGACCCCAGTGAACTCCAGGAGTAGCGCCAGAAAGAAGTGATACAGATCCTGATGGTTTCACTGTTGTTACACGAACTGATTCACGAACACAAAGCCATTCTGAATATGAATGATCGTATTTACGAATTGTATTATATCCTTCATCCATCCACTCACGAGTTGTTGGTAAACCATAAGTATCTGCAAATGAAGCAATACCTGTAAGTGATGTACCAATACGACGGTTTCTTTGCATGATACCGTTTGTTATCTGCCAATGTGTAGGCATAAGGGTAACAGTCTTTCCATAAAGATAAGCAAACTTCAATGTCTTGAGGAAGTCCTCCTTAGATTCATGACGATTTAAGTGCACTTCTACAAGTGTACAAAGTTCGTATGATTCTAATGGCTGCTCCGCACAAGGATTGAAGCCCATAATGCGAGCATCTTTATAATCAGGTGCATCGGCAAGGCGGCCATAATTACGAGCAACATCTAGCCAGATAAAGCCTGGCTCTCCGTTGTCTGCAATTAAATCTACATAATCTTCATACTTGGTTCCAACTGTTGCTGAGATAGAGTTGTTGCTCATCCATGCCCAACCTGGTTTTTCTGGATCGTATGAATTTCTTTCTGGAAATACTTCTGGATTCTTAAGATTAATAAAACCATCATCTTCTGGTGTGCCAAGTGCAAGGGTAGCAGAACGACGAACATTTCCAGAAACAACACAGGTACCAATAAGATTAACAATATCCACAATAGCACGGCTATCAAAGGCTTCTCCTGCTCTAGAACCGATTACATTACGAATACGTGTATGGAGATCAATAAGTGGTGCTGGACCGCTTGCTACCCCGCCAAAGCCCTTAATGGGGGCACCTAGAGGACGGATAAGGTCATAGGTAAACTCTTGGATAGACTGGTTTGCACGAAGGAATGAGTTAATGAGTAATCTAACAGACTCAACCCATCCTTCACGAGTATCTGGGATTTCATAAATAGATGCTGGCTCTGTTGGAGCATAAATAGACATTTGCTTGTCTTGTCCAAGGGTATCAAACCCTACACCAATACCTAACATTAATGCATCCATTACCCAAGCAAAAAGTGCACCTGGATCATTACGATCAATATCACGAGTAGAGACCATTGCACAATTTTGAAGGGATGCTGAGTTACGCTTCTCCATAGTCATAGGAGTTCCAAATGCCCAGAGACCACGACCTGGTGGAGTCCACTTTAATTCAAACATTCTTTGAAAGGCTTCTTGAGCAGACTTCTGTGCCTTATTATCATTCCACGGTAGGCGATTATCTTTAGCATGATTTTTTTGTACTGAATACATACCCTCGATTACACGACGACATACTTCGTGCCAGCGTTCCTTTGTCCCGTCTTCTTTGACACGAGAATATGTACGAATAAATGTTACCTCTCCCAACGAGTTAGATCCTGCATCTGAGAATCCAAATGGTGCTGGAATGTTTTGATATTTATTTACAAATTCTTCTGATAGACGAAAAGAGAATACGCTTTCTGACATTTATATACCTTTCAAAGTAAAATTAGACGAGTACTTCTTAATTTACGAAGTAGTCTTAAGTATAGCATAAGTTTAAAAAGAAAAACACGCTCAATAAGAACGTGTAAATCTTTAGTTTAGAGTTAGTGCTTTTAGTTGTTTAAAGTTCTCTTAAGAATACTTCTTGATTTATTTTTTTAATTAATTTAACGATAGCTTATGTTTTAGCATTTTCTATCTTAATTCTGAAGTAATTACTGGATTACTAGATAGTATTGCTGCAATTTTTTCGCCTTCTTCTGTTTTTATAGACACAGAAAAATACGTTGCAAATTCTTCATTTAGCATTATCTTGAAATACTTTAAATTTTCATCGTTACTAGATTCTTCATAGCCCTGTTTATCAGAAATAGATGCTAACAAAACAAAAGAAGGATTAGAAGATAAAGCGCTTAAAATTGCTTGTGTATGTTCGTTAATGCTTGTATTTTCATCTACAACTTCTGTAGAAAAGAAACGAACTTTATCATCACCAACTGTTGCGTAAAAATCTTTATACATTTTTTTCTCCTTTAGTAAATTTTCTCATTAGCATCCTTCATCATTAGGGATGTATACAGTATCGTAGCCATAACAAGGATTGTAGTAAACTATAGTTCTATTTCCACCACTACAAGTATTTGAAACTAAAGACCAGTTACAAGAAAATGCTGGTGGGAACGGTGGTGGTGGTGCGAACGGTGGTGGGAACGGTGGTGGGAACGGTGGTGGGAACGGTGGTGGTGGTGCTGTTGTAGGTGCTACTGGGGTAACAGAGTTAGAAGCCGCAGAAGCCGTTGATGTTCCATTAGCATTAGTTGCTGTAACTGTAAAAGTATAACCAGTTCCATTTGAAAGACCAGAAACTGAAATTGGGCTTACGGTATTTGTTCCAGTTATTGATCCAGGGGATGATGTTGCCGTGAACACTGTTACGGCAGAACCACCAGTAGCATTTGCGGTAAATGGAACAGATGCAGTTGCATTACCCGCTGTTGCAGAGCCAATAGTTGGTGCTTGAGGTATAGTTGTTGCCGTAACACCTGCTGAAGCAGCAGATGCTGATGATGAACCAATAGCATTAGTTGCTGTTACAGTATATGTATATGATGTGTTTGATTGTAAACCAGTTACTGATATTGGAGATGAGGCACCTGTGCCAGTAAATCCACCAGGACTAGATGTAACTGTATATTCAGTAATTGGAAGTTTGCCATTATATGTTGGTATAGTAAATGCAACTGATACTTGACCATTATTAAATGATCTGGCTGAACCCTGATTTGTTGCAACGGGTGAAGTTGGACTTAAGGGTACCGTTTTAGTTGTAGAAGCAGAGGTTCCTGGAATAATTGGCATTATGCTACCAAGTCACCAAGCAAAACCCAAGTATCTGTTGCACGTTTGATCAACGTTGCAGATGACCATTGTGTTCGTAACTTTAAGCCAGGAGTGGCGTTGATGGTCACGCCACCAGTAGCAACTACGGTTGTTTGACCAGCACCAGTTTGAAGAATATTGATCTGTGAACCAACTGGGTAGGCTACTGATGAATTAAGAGGAACTGTAAGGTTGTTAGCAGAAGCGTTGGACATTTCTACTAACTTGCCTTTATCTGCTAACACTAATGTATAAGAAGCATTTTGAGCACTTGTAGCCAAGTCTGAAAGAATGACGTTACCAGTACCAATTTCATCTGTAATTGCTGCTGTAAAATTAGCAGATGATGGAGTAGCCAGGAATGTAGCAATACCAGTTCCTAAACCTGAAACGCCTGTTGAGATAGGCAAACCCGTTGTATTGGTAAGCACACCCGATGCTGGGGTTCCAAGAGCAGGGGTTGTGAGTGTTGGGCTAGTTAAAGTCTTATTAGTTAAAGTTTCTGTAGCATCTTTTAATAGAGTACCGTTTAAATATAGAGACTTTCCTGAAGCGAGATTTAGGTGCTCTGATGAAGTCCAGGCATCTGTAGCGTCTACCCAGTTAAAGGTTTTATCTGTTGCGCCCTTTAGTGTTATACCGCCACCATCTGCTGTTGCATCGGAAGGCGTAGCAACATCACCAAGAACAACATTTTTATCATCTACTGAAAGAGTAGTTGAATTAATTGTTGTAGTTGTTCCGTTTACGGTTAAATCTCCAGAAAGAGTAAGTGCTGCTGCAGATACTGTACCAGTAAATGTTGGTGAGGCAAGTGGAGCCTTAGCATCCATTTGAGTTTGAACTGCTGATGTAACTCCATCAAGGTATCCAATTTCTGTGTCAGTTACGTTTGTAACTCTTAATTGGACAACTGTGGAATCTACAGTAATTGTATTTGAAGCATCTGTATATGTAAGACCAGAACCTAGAATTCCTCCTACTGCATCTTGTGCTGCTTCATTAAAATCTGAAATCGTTGAGGCTGTTTGTGAGCCTGTGTGGTTTGCACGAGCAAGTGGATCTGTTGCTAACTTAGACAATGCAATTGCTGCTGAAGCGTTAATGTCTGCATCTACAATTGTATCATTTGCAATCTTGGCTGATGTTACTGCACCCTCTGCAATTTTTCCTGTAGTGACTGCAAGATCATTAATCTTTCCTGTTTCAACTGCTAAATTTTGAATTTTTGAAGTTGTAACTGAATCTCCTGCAAGTTTTACTGCTGTTATTGAATCATTTGCAATGTTTGAAGCAGTTATGTCAGTTGTTAATGCTACTGTACCTGTAGAATCTGGAAATGTAATTGTTCTATCAGCCGTTGGGTCTGTAAAAGTAATTGTTGTTTCAAATTCATTTGCAGTTGCGCCTTCAATTACTATTGAAGCATCTGAAATTGTAAGACCTGAAACTACTGGACTTGTAAGTGTTTTGTTTGTAAGTGTTTCTGTTCCAGCAATTGTGGCTACATCTGCATCGCTAATTGCTGTATTTAACTGAGCAAGAGTTGATGTAACTGTGTTTGAACCAAGTGAAATTGACTTGTTTGTTAGAGTATCTGTTGAATCTCTAAGAACTACTGTTCCTGTTGCATCTTGAAATGTTACAGTTCTATCTGCTGTTGGATCTGTAATTGTTAAAGTGGTTTCATGGGCATCTGCTGTAGCACCTTCAAAAACAATTCCTGTTGTAGCATTGATCGTTGTGCTATTAATAGTAGTAGTTGTACCACTTACAGTTAAGTCTCCTGAGACTGTAACATTTCCGCTACCGTCGGCTAAGACCACTGTTCCAGTTGCGTCTGGAAAAGTAATTGTACGGTCTGCTGTTGGATTTGTAACAGTTAGTGTTGTTTCATTTGTGTTATCTGTTGAACCTTCAATAATAATAGATGATCCAGGAACATAGACGTTCTTATTTGAATCAAGGGATGCAACGCCACTAGCAGCATCCTTTTGTGTTAATGGAACATAGTCGGTAATGCTTCCACCTTGGTCAACTGAATCTAAGAAGTAGTTAAGGTCGTCCCAATGGTTTGTGCCATCACCGATCTTAAACTTGCCTGTATCGCTTTCAAACCCAATTTCGCCAGCATTTAAAACTGGATCTGCAGCGGTCCACTGAGCAGCGGTACCTCTGCGCTGTTGCATTCTTGTTGCCATTTATAACTCCCTTAGTGGTATGTTCATATTATATCAGATAATTAGTTAAAATTATCGATTGCCTCTCCGCCTACCCAAGTTTCTTCCCAAGATGCTGTATTATATAATCCAGCACTGACAAGATATCCTGGTTCATTGTATGCCCCACCACTAACAAAAGTACTTACGATTAAACCATTGCCGTCAATAGATGTATCGTGAATGTGATCTTGAAGTGTTTCTGCATCTTCAAGGTTTGCAATAGCAAGCCATTGAGATCCGTAATAAACGTGAACTCGTTCTGTTAATGTATCAAGCCACAATTGTCCATTTACTGGACCTGCTGGGGCAGATGCTGCTGGTGCAGCAACCGCTCCTTTGCTATCTACGTAAAGTTTTGTCGCTGCGTGTGTGTTTTGAGTAGGAGTAGCAACTGTAACAGTTCCTCCAAAAGTACCGCCTTGGTTTACATCTAAACCATGCTTTACCTTAAAATCTTTATTTACAGTTGCCACTTCTAGCCTCTTTTCTTAATTATGCTTTGATGTAGGTCTTGCTTACCTTAACGGCAGTGTTTGCTGCTGCTGCAGTAACCTGTAGAAGAACATCTGTACCTGAAAGTACAGCGTTTGTTGTTCCTAGTTCACCATTGCTTTGTACATCAGCGTATTCTGTTAGGTAAACATTGTTTCCGCCATCTACGGCTACAAGAACTTCAATTACTTCAATATCTCCACCAGCATTCTTCATTTGAACTACATACTTAGCAGCAGAATATGTTGCTACTGGGAATGTGTCAATTGTTGTTGCTGAAGTTCCAGCAACTGCTGTTGCAGAACCTGTAAGAGTATCAGCAAATCCAACTGATGTTGCAGTTGCTACGCCAAGTGTTGGTGTAACAAAGGTTGGGCTAGTAGTAAATGCTACTGTTCCAGATCCTGCTTCATCAGTAAGTGCTGCTGCAAGGTTTGCAGAAGATGGTGTTGCAAGGAATGTGGCTACGCCAGTTCCAAGACCAGAAACATCATTTGCAATTCGTACTGTAAGTGTGTTTGATGCGCCATCGATTGTCTTGTTTGTAAGAGTCTGTGCTGCTGCTGTTTCTAGTGTACCGTTTAGGTAGAACGCCTTACCAGAAGCAAGGTTGATATGCTCAGATGAGGTCCATGCATCAGTTGCATCGATCCATGAGAAAGTCTTGTCTGTAGTACCCTTAAGTGTAAGACCACCACCATCAGCGCCTGCATCTGTTGGTGTTGCTACTGAACCAAGTGTAAGGTTCTTGTCATCAACTGTGATTTCTGTTGAGTTAATTGTAGTTGTTGTACCATTAACTGTTAGGTCCCCTGAAAGAACCAAAGATGTACCAGTTGCAGCACCAATGTTTGGTGTTACAAGTGTTGGGGTATTAGCAAAAACAAGTGCTCCAGTACCAGTCTCATCTGAGATAACTGAAATAAGTTCTGCTGAAGATGTTGCTGCAAAAGCATCCAACTTATTATTTGTAAGAGCAACAGTACCTGTAGCGTCTGGCAAAGTAATAGTGCGATCTGCTGTAGGGTTGGTTACTGTAAGAGTTGTCTCGTTATTATCTGCTGATGAACCTTCAAATACAACGCTTGAATCTGAAAGTGCAAGTCCTGAAACTACTGGGCTTGTAAGTGTCTTATTTGTAAGGGTCTGTGTGTTAGTTGTTCCAACTACCGCACCTGTTGCACCGTGTGCCTCTGTTGCACCTGTGTGATTTGTAAGATCTGATGCTGAAGCCTTGTTTCCAAGATCAGTAGTAAGACCTGAAATCTTAGACTGAGCAATTGCTGCTGATGCACTAACATCGCCGTCAACAATAGTTCCGTCTGCAATCATTGTGCTTGTAACAGTTCCAGTATCTCCAGTGGTTACAAAGTTAGAGTCTGTGAGTGCAGCATTAAATTCTGCAGTGGTTCCAGTTACTGTGTTTGTTGCTAGCGAAATTGACTTGTTTGAAAATGTATTTGTTGAAGATGCACTAACTGTAATGTCTGAAGTAAGTGCTACTGTACCAGTTGCATCTGGAAGTGTGATTGTGCGGTCTGCAGTTGGGTCTGTTACTGCAAGAGTTGTTTCAAAGTTATTTGCTGTAGCACCTTCAAATTCAATGCTTGAACCAAACACGCCAACTGCTGCTGGGTCTGACCACTGAACGCCGTATGTTGCACCTGAGTTTGCTGTAAGTACTTGACCGTTTGTACCAATGCCTAAACGAGCAACTGCATCGTCTGCACTACCAACAATCAAATCACCTTTAGCGTCAACAACACCTGCTGTGATAATATTCTTTCCATTAACGGTCGCAGTTGATCCCTCAACTACCAGTCCCGCTTTTACTCTAAAATCTTTTGTTACTGTTGCCATTTATATCTCCTTAGTTAGGCCTTTAACCCAATACGCAAATAGCGTAGGGTTATTGGTGTTTGCCCACCCACTGGAACTACAGTTAAAGAAACTGTATTTCCTGCTCTAGACACGGAGATGGTGCCAATATTCCCATCATTGTCTACTGTTCCATATTCACTGACACTCACATCTGTGTTATCAGGGACTATGGTTAATTCTGTGGCCCAATACTTGTTTGCACCACCAGAAGTCTTTTTAATTGAGATCAAGTATTTCACTGATCTCCATTCTGTTGTCAAAAAATTATCAAAAATTGTTGAGTTTTCAATGCCGTTAATTGTAACTTCATTGTTCCCATCTGAACCAAGGTCTGTTGATCTTGCTGATGTGCTGTCAATCAAATCTTCATAGTTTGTTTGACTTGGACGATCTCCAGTTTGAAACAGAGATTTGATGCTTGCGATTGATAATTTAGCCATATGTGAATTATATCATAGATTTTAAAGTATATAGTTAGAGAAGCCAATAATCTGCAAAGGAATCGCTGGTACATTGCCAATAGACGTTGGTATCTGTATGGCTGTAAGTCTTATTCTAAATGGTAGTACTGAGTTTATGTTTACCCCTCGATTTTGCTGAGTAATCTCTACACTTGGAAAGGAAACTCTTTGAATGTCTGTTGTAAAAACTGGGGTATTACTTTTTATAACAACTGAAGCCATTAGTTTGTAACATCCTCAAGGAGGGTAATCTTCCCTTGAGCAACTGTCCAAACCAGAGTATTCTGTGGAAGACGAATTTCAATATCAAAAATATCATTTGTTCTTAGTAGTGCGGTTTGGGTGGCAGTTAAATTAACCTTAAACTCACCATCTAGATCTTCTAAATCTTGCTCTGGGGTAATAGTAAAAAGCAAGGTTGCAACATCTGTAATTATCTGAGGTTCAACAGGAGTGGTAGGTCTTTTAAATTCTACCTCAACATCCCAGTCATCAATGGTTAGAGGCTCTTTTGCATCATCTGTTAAATAAACCTTAAATGATGCTGTATCGCCTTTTACGATTGTCCAATTAACAAATGGTGGTTTTTCACCAATGTCATAGGTAGATGCGCCCTGTCCTCTGTAAGTTGCCATAGTATTTACCATTATACCACTTGATGCTTACAGTTTTATAACAATTTAATAAAAATATCAAAAGCTTGACCTTTAAGGCAAAAACATGTTATACTTGGTAGTAACACCAGACAACTGGTGCTTTTGTTTCTAGGAGGTTTATATTATGAGAAGAGACAAGATGGCTTGGATTGGAATCCTATCTTTGGTGGGAGTACTTGCACCCGTAAGTAATTCTGCTAATGCGCTAACAACTACAACTGACAATAACTTGTTGATTAATAAAACTCTGACTGCCCCTGCCGACCCCAAGTCGGCTTTTTTGGTTTCTAAGCCAACTAAAAAGGCAATCTTGGCAAAGTATGAAAATGCTGCCAGCTTGAGTGATTACGATTTAGTTAAAATGTTAAAGGCTGTAGGTTTTACAGGAAAAGGTCTAAAAACTGCTTGGGCTGTTGCCAAGGCAGAATCAAACGGACGACCTTTTGCTTTTAATGGAAATGCTGAGACTGGTGACAGTTCTTACGGGGTATTCCAAATAAATATGATCGGGGATCTAGGACCAGATCGTAGAGAAAAATTTGATCTAGATACTAATGCTGAATTGTTTAGTCCCGTAAAAAATGCACAAATTGCATTTCATATGACTGAAGGTGGGACAAATTGGAAGTCTTGGAAACACGCTAAGCCTGTCCAATATCAAAGATGGCTAAAGAAGTTCCCTAGCCAATATAATTAATAACAAGAGAATACCCTTACTTTAATAAGTAGGGGTATTTTTTTGTATTGACTCTATAACATGCTGTCTAAATATTTTATATTTGGTAGGTATCCAAAATGATGGAGTCGTATATCTTGAACCTTTTGTAATTTCTTTTACTCCATGAATATACATTGTGCTGGAAGGAAAAAATACAAGCGTTCCTGCTTTTGGTTTAAGTTCTATACCGTGGTCTGGAAAGTAAATTTCTCCACCCTCATAGTCATCATTTAAATAAATGACAGCACCATAATCAACTATAAATGCTTCGTTTGGGTGTCCTTCTGTATCTTCTCCATCAGCATGTAGTGGCTGAAACTCTCCAGTATCCCATCTACGGATGCCTGCAGAATTTGTTTCAAGAGGTCTTCCAAAATGGTACTCTATCTCTTTTTGTACCTGATCTATTGCTTCTTTTAAGATTTTGTGAACTTCTGGTTTTTCTTGATAAAGCTTGTTAGTAACCTTATCTGGTATTCCAGCCATTGAGTTTGAACCCCAAGAAACTGTTTCATCAATTGATGACATGATAAAATCAAGTTTGTCTTGAGAAATAAAATCTTCTTTTATTACTATGTTTTTTGATGATCCAACTTTTTTCATATTATTCTCCATTTTTTATTGTGCCACGTGTGGCTCTTGCCCTTCTGCTATTTCTTTTGCTTTATCAAAGTTTGATGGGTCTACCATAGATGATAAAACATAACATAGCCACTGATATGAAGATTTTTCGCAATAGCCTTTTGATTGCATAATCTTAGCAATATCTTCTATAATTTCCATTACTTATACTCCATGAATAAATTAATAGCATATCTAGTTCCAGAGATAACGCTGTGTGCTACGTGTGCATATGGATAATTAGAAGGAAACAAGACCATAGAATTTTTTACTGGCTTTTCTTTAATTCCAAAATTAACAAACTCTATTTCTCCACCTTCATAATTATCGTTTAAGTATATGACACAACTTGTCACTCTATTTGATACATGCTTAGATCCGTCATCATAGTGCATAACATATTTTTCATTAGGTTCATACTTTAATGCCTCTATTGTAAAATATGTTAATTCTGGTAAATAATAAATATCTCTATATTGCCCTAAAAATTTATCTATCCCAACTTTTACAATGTTAAAAATTTTTTCATGTTTATTTTTGTCGTTAAAATATATAACAGAATTAGACCTATCTTCTATATTAACTCCACTTGGCTTGGACCACTCATATTTATTTATTTCTTCTATTAGAAGTTCTGGGTTGTCTAAAACTTCATAATAAAACTCTATGCCATTCTTAAGCACTTTTACTCCTTTTATCTTCTGTATGAAGTTTAATTTTTTTAACTTCGTGTTCACCAATTTTATTACCATGCTCATCTGTAGCACTTCTATAAAAATCAGACCACTTAGGTATCTTATTGTTTTCTAAAATAACATTTCCATAGTCTGTCAATCTTTTGTGATACGAGTTTACTTCATATGGGCTATCATTTAATGTTATGATAGATTCATTTAACTTTCCAAGAGATAGTGGCATTACTGCTATCACTGGCTCATTTGCCTTAAACGTTATCGGAACATTTGGCTTTGTAATTTTCCAAGATACTGGGATTGGACTATCCCAAAAACTTGTACTTATAATATTCGTTAAAGGGGTAGCACCATCAATAACTAAGTTTGGTGGACCATAGAATAGCAAACTAACATCCTGGTCTGTTTTAAAAAACCAATTTATATTAAAGATCAAAGTTGCTGTTCCTCTTGAAGCATTAACATATTTTTTTCCAGTTATAATATCAATATGTCCACCTTGCTCTGAATCATTTCCGTCCCAAATTACGGTTATATCTTCTGGAAAAGAAAATCCCCACCCTATTTGATTAGCTAAAGATAGAGGAAAACATCTATACGCATGCCCATCAAATGTTTTATCCATCCAGTCTCTCTTCATTGGCAACTGAGATAGGTTTGCACCCATTCCTAAACCTATTTCATATGCTTCAATGTTGTACATTACATGCCGTTATTTTTTGAGGGTCTTAGTGGAGAATTTGCACCATGAACACGATCATTGTAGTCAAACATGGTAACTGCAGCATATTTTGTTCCTGATACTACTGGAAGAGCTGCGTGAGAATATAAGAAGTTGGACGGAAATAAAACAATGTCTCCTTCTTCTGGCTGATATGTATAGTCAAGATAAGGGAAGTATAGTCCGCCACCCTCATAGTTATCATTTAAATACATTACAGAAGAAACAGTACATACATAGCTAAAGCCATGATCAGAATGAACTGCAAAGTGTTGATCTTGTCCATATCTAACAAAGTTTACAGCCTCTTGATATTCCATTGTAAGATTATATAATGAGCAATAGTGTTGCAAACACGCCTGAAGTCTTTCGTCTATATCATTATAAATATTTTTTAAATCTGAAGCGTTTGCTTTTTCATTATGCAAAAAATTTTGCTTACTTACTTTAAAATCAACACAGTCCCTATAATGCTTCATTGTTTGATAGTCGCCAACTTGAGCTTCAGACCACCTAAACCAACCATCACTATTTTCTTCAATAGTTTTTTCTAATCTTTCAACAAGATTTAGACCCTTATGTAATGTGTTTTTATATACATATATCGCCATTGCTGGATTTTCAACTGTAACGTTGTTAGTACTCATTATTTATCTCCTTTGTTTATTGTATTGTTGTTTTGATTTTCTTTATGGTTAACTACTACATTCCAAAATGCTGGACAAGTAAAACGTTTTCCAGTTTTAACGGTAGTAACTCCATGTTGATAAAATCTATCTCCTGGGAAAAATACGGCTGATCCTGCAGATGGCTTTATTTGTAAATTTTGCATTGGAAAGTAAATTTCTCCACCTTCGTAATCATCATTTAAATAAAATAAAGAGGCAATGTCATTTTCTGGATATGGGTTAGGGCTTCCATCTATTTGCTCTTTATCAGCGTGAGGTGTTTGTCCATCTCCCTCTCTCCAAATAACAACGCTTGGAACATTGTCTCTTAACTGAACACTAAAAAAATCTTCAATTATTTTTTTATGATTACTTTGATATTTTTTTAATATTTCATTTATTTTTGGTGACACTTGCCTTAAAATTGAGTTATCGCATACACGGTTATCCCAATTATCATTTGGTATATTTTTAAAACTAGTTAATGTTGAGCAAAAATCTTGAATATTTATAAGGTCTTCTTGGTTAATGAAATCTTTTATAACAACAATGTTTGTTGCAGAATCTCCGTAATATCCTGAAGGTATTATTGACCTTTTTCCACCTAAAAAATTATTCATAATTTATTATACCACTAAGAAACTGATATGTACATACCCTTTAGCATGATTGTACTTTCATTATCTGCCCTGGCTTGAATCATCCCGCCTTCAGATTTGATCTTTGATAAGTCAACATATAAGGTTTGGTTAACTGACATTTCATAAGGGTATTTATATTTAAGCATTCCGATGTATCCAGTTGGAGATTCAACTTTTGGAATATAAGTTCTGATCCAGGCTTCTGTGCTATTTGTGTCGGTAGTCAAAGCAATATCATATCTAATATCTACCCTAGCCCCAACCTTTAATTGCTTAAAATTAATTCTTTGAGTATATGAATTCCAGAGTGATACTGAGCCTTCTGGAAGAAACTTTAAAATATTATTAGTTTCATCATCTTCCATCAAAATATTTACCCAGCCATCATCTCCTCTATCAGGTCCTAAAAATAATGTTTTTTTATTTTTATTTTCATAATATGCCCAACCTGGGTATTGACCTGAAGGACTCTCATACCCTTCTCCCCCGCCCCTGCCAGGATCTCCTTTAGGGCCTTGAGGACCCTGTGGACCATCCTTGCCATCTTTGCCTGGAATACCTCTTTCACCCCTTGGACCTTCTGGGCCTTGCGGTCCCGCTGGACCAGTATCTCCTCGTTCTCCTTGAATTCCTGGAACGGCAATGTATTCAGTATTATTAGATTCTTCAACCTTGGTTGATTTTATTGCTTCGGCATATCTTGCTTTTGGAGCATCCATATTTTTAGATATAGCCATTTTACTATTTCTTTACTTTAAAAACAGTACCATTTACCTTTATGATTGGTGGCAATTTTACATTAGCATCTTTAATTTTAATTATCATTTAAGATACTCCACCCAAAGTGTTTCTTGTGGTTGATGGAGAAACATCTCCAAGAACACATATTGTTCCAATTACTGGGGTCCAGGTAATTGTTGATGTTCCATCTGGAACTACGGCTTGAAGGTCAAAAGATAATTCTGCAACTACAGATTTATATTTAGTTCCCCAATTTTCAGTAACTGAGGCAGGGGCGCTGACAGTAATAACCGAACCATTAACTTCAACATCTAACTCATCTAAAACGTCTGTAGTAGGATCATAGGCTGTTGCGGCAAAAGCCCATCCAACGGTATCAAATTCTGTAACTTCGTTATTTTCAAGAAATGAAACTGTAAATGAGGCATAGTCTCCACGAACAACGGTCCATTGTATATTTGCTGGGGTAGCCCCGAATCGTTCTATGGTAGGTGAGCACATATCATTGATTATACCATAAAATAAGGCTAGACACCCAAGCGCAGTGGGGTGGGGGTAGCAACCTGGGTGCTAGCATCAAGATTATATCTTATTATTTAATTAAAACCAGGTATATAAGAAGTTTATAACAAATAGTTATATAGTTTAAATCGTTATAAAAGAGTTATAAATGGTTATATACCTTATGTCCGTTTTATCCTAATAGTCCAGGGTATTGATAGTGTATACTAAATATATAAAGAAAAGAATATACTGTAAATAAGTTTTTTAAAGATAGTTTATATATAGTAAATATTACTTACTTACTTTTTCAATATGCTCAATTAAAATTTTATACATCTCATCAAGTTTTTTCTCTTGGCGATTTCTAGAATTAACCGAATCTATTCTTTGTTCATCTAAAGCGCTTTCTAGCCTTGAAATTTGGTCCTTCATGGATGATCCAGAATTAGGTTTAAGTTCGACGAGATAATGCTTTACAAGCCATTTAATTCCAAAAGCGATTGTTGATACAATTGTAAGAATTGCTACTACTAACGAAGCCCAGTCTTGTATTGTCATAAGAACATAATTATATCATTATTTAAGATAAAGTTTTAAATTTCGGCGGGATACAACAAAGCCGAAAATAGAGGGTATACAAACCTCCAATAGACAACATATGGGACATACTCCCAATAGTGTCTAACAATGGATCCTATCCCCAATATAGGCTATAATGGTTTGTATGGAAGATGTTACTATTGGAGATTGGCTCAAACCTGCTACTCCTAGAGCCAGCAAAGAAGTTATAGATCAGCGTATGGCTATATGCACCAATTGCGAATTCTTTAAAAAGAATGGTGCCAGATGTAAGAAGTGTAATTGCTTTATGAAGTTAAAGACTGATCTATTAGATGCTCGTTGTCCTATTGGGAAATGGTGATTTGTTTAGCCAGGAGATGTTTATATCCCCTCGAATTTTTAACTATAACAAACCGTTATAAATATAAAACCTTAGTTTTCTGGTTTGTGAGCATCTGAGGTTTGGCAAGCACAACCATTGCAACAAATATCTGAAAATATTTTTACAGCCAGGTTTGGATATTCTGGTTTGTGGTTTGAGCTTTCAAACGATAGGTTATTATCCCAAGCATTATCTAAGTTATCTAGTATTCCCATAGGTATTATTATACCTTATTCCTATCCCCTGGAAAATCTGAAAAATTTTAAATTTTAGGTTTCGGTTTTCCAACACCAGTATTGTTTCTTACAGCGTCTTGACTGTTTTCTTTATGTGTTCCATACCTTAAATTCTCTAGACGGTTATCCGTCTTAATATCATTGAAATGACAAACTATCAAACCTTCTTCTGGAAAACCCAGAAAAGTTTGTATTACGACTACGTGTATTCTTATGTTATGACGTTTCTTATTTGTGTCAGATAAGCATAATTGCATATACCCTCGGATATCAGGACGACCTGTTATAAAAATAGGAGTTGATCTTAATGGTCTATTCAAACCAGAGTGCGTGGCAGATTTAGATACTTTGCCATACTTTTGTTTATAGGTTCTTACCCTACCAAGGTTTGATACTTCATACCCTTCAAAATTAAGAATCTGATTTTTCTTTTTAATTTGTGTTACTGGTTTCCAAATTTCATTTTTCATATACTAATTGTAGCACACTATCAATATTATAACTTCCTGACAAAATGTTTGAGATGTACGATACACATATAAATAAATAAAATAGCAAATTAATACAGCGCACGTATGCGGGTGCTCCTATTTCTAGGAGACACCTTGCAAATAACCGTCAATGCCTAGCAGATCGCAAGTTACCTTAACTCTCTGATTAGCGTGTAATGTTAATTTAAATAAATCAATAAAATCTAAAACCTCTTGCTTAGACATAAGTTCTATGTTGCGAGTGTTACCTTGCATAGATGTTAATGTAACTTTCATTTATTTAACCTCCTCTAGGGTAGTTTCTAACACTACCCAACCTTCTAAGACCTTTTGGCTTAGGTAATCCCAAGCCTTAGTCTCGCTTTCGCAAAGGGCTTGGATAGTACCTGTCCAACCCATATTAGTACCAACCCAAGTTAGTAGGTATTGTGTTTTATTTAGTGTAGTCATTTTAGACCACCTTTCTTTTGGTTATACTTTAACCTTCTATACATAGTATTCTAGCACCTACCACTGACATTTTGACCCCTTTTCTCGGGCGTGTCGTAATTTATTTTTGTGAGTTACATCACACAGCCCGGCCTAAAAAAGTTATCCACAGGGTGAGGTTAAGTTATACACAGGGTGATCTTATGAAATGTGAGCCTTATCACATATCCCATATGTCCGAATTGCCCTTTAATGTCCAAGTCCATTTGTCAGACCCCCCTGCTATACTTGTCATATAAAGAAAGTTAAGGAAATACCTTAAACTAGAAAGGGTCAAAATAATGACTAACATACTAACTCATAACCTCGGTTATATTCAGCAATATAATCGTCATCTAATGCTAAATAATCGTAATGGCTTAACTAATTGCCAATGCGCCTTATATTGTGCGCCTAATGCTATCTATGCAGAAAAGGTAGGTAAGTAATAATGGTACAAGTAAAATTGACTTCATTTAATGGTAACACTAAGCGTGTGGAATTTGCTACCGCTTCTCTTGCTGATAACTATATCAAGGCGCTACCTAATGCGCTACCCAAAGCAATTACCTTGCAAGTGTCTTGCGACGCTCTCGGTATCTCAGGACATATCAAAGGAGTTAAATAATGAATATTGAAACAAAAGAAGTTTTAGCCGTACTAAATAAAATTCGTGGAAACGATAAAGATACTGGCGTTCACTATCTAGCAGGTTACCTATGGGCAAGCCTTGCGGATACTGAAAGAGAAAGAATTCTTGCAATGTTTAAAAGTGATTTAGAATTGGAGAAAAATAATTGAAAACACAATTTGAAAAAGATTTAGAAATAAAAGAAGAGTTTGATCAAATGCTTGATGAATGTTATCCCGATGTAAAAATTGGCTATTTAACTTTCACCGCCTCCGAAATTCTTTTTAATTGCGACCCAATTGCTTATCGTGTATGGCTATCTGATTGGGAAGCAGATAAAGAAAGCAGAGGAGAATAAATGAGTAACTTTTTTATTAGCGGCAACGCTGCATTCTTTTTTTGCATTGGTCTTTTATTTTATTCCTTTTATTTATTCGGGAAGGAATGAAGCCCGGCCCGTTTTCCACAGGCTGTGGATAACTTACGTGTGATCTAATTCACTCCCCGTTTACGGCGTGTCGACTTGCATTTCTGGCTTATGTCTGCTAGTATTGATACTATAACAATTAAATAAGGACAGATAAGGCAATGAGCCTAGCAAATAAATGTGACCAGTATCACAGTGAGCCTAGCAAATAAATGCCCCTAAATGTCAGACCCCCCTGCTAGAATAGTAATATAAAGAAAAGGAAGTGCTAATAATGGCAACTAAAAAATACTCTATCGTTGATCTACTTGACGGAAAACACTATCGCTCAAACTCTCGCAATATTGAGGGTACTATTGTATGGGCAGAACCACGCCCAGCAATTTGGTATGGTGAAAACTTTGAGGCTTACACTATCAAGGTGCGCCCACAATACATAAAAGGTAATCTATATCAGCCTGATTTCTATGCAACTATTGCGGTTAAGGTTGGTGAGTAATAATGGCAAGCAACTGGACAACTTTCGCTAAGGCTAACCACTATCCGCTTGGTATGATGAATACTTGTCCTTGCGGTCAGGTAGTCTTAGCCCCTGCACTATACCACGAAGGCGAGCCATATTGGGAAAACCCTAATAAATGCAAAGAACTATTTGAGAAAGGTCAAAACTAATGGGAAACCTATTTGATGAATTGCAATATGTAACTCTATGCGATGAATGCAATACCCTTGCCACTTTGTCGGTGGAAGGCGATACAATTAAACTTGTACAATGCGCCTGCGTTAAACTATTCACAACACCTGAAGGAGAATAAATAAATGGTAAAAATCGTACACAACTTGAAATTCGTAACTGAGGTTGATGAAACTCACCCAGTAGGAATTCGCTTGCTATCACTAGAAAAAGAAATGCAAATTGAAATGCTAGAGTCAATGCTAAAAGAATTACTAGCACCAAAAATTCAGCCAGTGCTTGATGAAATTAACGAAAACGGCACTTATGCAATTCTTAAGGTGGCAGACTAATGCCGATGAGCAGAAAAGACTATGTTGCTGTTTCAGATATTCTTTCATCTTATAAAGATTTGATCGGTGATGAGTTTACTTATCACGATCTTGTTGATGACTTTGCTGCAATGTTTGCAGAGGATAATAAAAATTTCAAAGCAGATAAATTTTTTGAAGCCTGCAACATAAGCGTTTACTAAATAAATAATTCCTGAGCAAGAATAAAAACTGCTCAAAGTTTGGCCCGGCGTGTCGTCCACAGTTTATCCACAACCCTTTACGTGTGATTATAAACACACCCCTGAACCCCCTTATGGATTAGTATTTGTCGGTAATAGATGATAGGATATTTATATCAACTCAAGAAAGAAGGAAGTCTATGAACCTAGATGAATTTAAGGCTCACGTCAAGGCCCAACGTGAAGCAAGCAAGGCAGAAGCCTTGTCAGCCCTCTCTGCTACTATTATTGTAAAGAAAGAAGGAAACTAATGGAATATAACTACTCACTAACTGCCTCATATGACGGAGTGCTTTATTTTACTATGCGTACCGCAGACTTAATGGAAGCGGTAGATGCTTGGACTAAGTGTGTGGACTTTGGTGATGCTAAAGAATACGCAACCTATAACTTGTCAGACCCAACAGGTAAGATGTACACTAAGACATTTTATCGCAACGGAGAGGTAACGGTTAAGTAATGTATAGTGCAGAGTTTATCGAAAAGATCGAAACAGTTATGAGCAAACTAACAGCAGATGAGTTAGAATTATTTGAAGCAGATATGGCAGATGCCATTGACGGAGTAATCGCAGATTGGGACTATAAGTAATATGGGATCAGTAACAGCAATAGGACTAACAGACTCAGTACTAGACTTAGAAACACAATTACTTTATCACCTTAAAGGTAATCACTATCCTCCAGTACCCGCAGAGATGGTGCAACCTTGCATAGAGGCAATAGATGCATACTATGATGAGGACTATGATCGAATGATTGATATGCCTATGGTTGGAGACTTTCAGATTTTATATCGTGGCTCAACGCAAGCACCTGCAAGGGCTATCGTAGACCAACACCACTTATCATTCTGGCTACCTGATTGGGAGGACTAATGTACTCCCTATGGGTTGGCGGAAGCGAATTAAATTCTAACTACCTTACTAGACGAGATGCAGAATATTGGGCGCAAGAGATGATAGAGATGGGCTATGACGATGTAATAGTGGAGGAAGTAAAATGACTGCTACAATGGAGACTATGAAATTTGTATACGCTGACTTATTAACTCCCGCTCAACTTATGGTTGGCGATTTAATTAATGTTGATGATGACATTGTTGAAGTGTTGTCCGTTGTAGATGATGCAACAGGTGATAACTATATAGTTACACACCGTAATGATTTTGGTGAAACATATGAAACTGCTTGCACCTTTGAGGATATGTTTAAACTCTACGTCTTTATAGACGAGCAATAGCGGGGCCGGGCCGCCTGTGGCAGAGATCACAGTTACGTACCGTGTTTAAATCCCCCAGAACTTGTATTTGTCAGTTCAGTCTGCTAGGATTAGAATAATCTAAACGAAAGGTCGTGCCAAATGCGATATGAAAATGATGAGTTCTATGATGAACTATATGCTACAACTTCACCAGTTGAAAACTATGGCAACTGTAATGTTTGCCGTGATGAAACAGAATTAAATGTTTTTGATCTATGTTGGTCTTGTGAGTTAGAGGCTGCTATGTATCCGTCTTATTCAACTTTTGATTTAGTTTCACACCATATGGAAACTCGTATGGCTGACGCAGAAATGGGTGATCTATAATGGATTCATATGATGACTACTATGAAAATCCTGAACCTGTATCTATTGGTTGCTATTGCAAACTTAATTTTGTTTGCTCTGAGTGCAAATCTAATTACTATTGAAAGGCCGGGCCGTGTGAGATTGGTCACAGCTTTATGATTTGACATTTTTAGTCTGATAATGCTAGAATTGATTTATGAACACGCCAAAGGGTCCCGAGGAATTACGCAGGCTTATGGAATTACGCCGCAGTAATGCTGCTTCAGCCGTGCCTTCTAAAAAAGTTTATTCTCGCAAAGGCAAGAAATGTCAGTCCCTAATGCTAGAATTAAAGAAAGAGAGCGAGTAATTCTATGACCCAATTAAAACGTTCTAAAGATAGAAAGGTTGCTAATGCGGTATCACCCAATGGGAAAACCCCCACGATTGCGAATACTTTCGGCCTACCTGCTGGCAAGTCTTATTCTTGCCCTAGTGCTACTAGCGTGTGCGAACGTATCTGCTATGCTGGCAAGTTAGAAAAGGTATTCCCTTCCGTAAAGGCTAGCCTCCTACACAATTGGGACCTATTGAAAGACGCTGATTCTAATACGATGAAAGATCTTCTTGATCAAATGATAGTAGAATTCAAGGCAGAATGCAATAAGAAAAACGCTCCTAGGTTATTTCGTATACACTGGGACGGAGATTTTTTTAACGATGTTTATGCATATGCGTGGAAAGATATAATTGATACTCATCCTGATATTCAATTTTGGGTATACACACGAGTTAAGTCTGCAGCGCTAATTTTAAAAGATATTCCTAATCTATCCTTATACTATTCAACTGATAGTGAGAATAAGTCTATTGGTATTGAACTAAAGACTGATCACGGAATTCGCCTTGCATACCTTGCGAAGAATTTTGCTATTGGTCAAGCAGATATGAAAGCGTTAACTTCAAAACCAGGTGCTAAGTGCCCTGAAAACCTTAAGGCCATTCCATTAATTTCAAGCAATGGGTCCGCTTGTGTATCTTGCTCGCTATGCGTATATTCAAAAGCAGATATTGTATTTTCTGCAACTAAGAAATAATATTTAATGAACACGTGGGGGTGGGTCCTTCTTTGGTTACTGATTCTTTTTATATATCAGTGATCAAGGAAGCCCGGCGCAAAAAAGTTGGTTTGTCAAGTTACGACACGCATTTAAGATGTGATTAAGGACACACCCCAGAACCTCACCAAAAGTTGTATTTGTGATATTTTTTTGCTAGAATTGTTATATACACCAAAACGAAAGGAAAACCAATGACCCTAGGCGGATACACTTACCAAATCGGTGATTTATTCACAACAAGCAAAACAGGAGTTACAGGTCGCATTACAGACTTCAGCCCTATAAATGCTAAACTAACTAGAGTTTCATTACGCTTGGCAAACGGCGCACACCGCTTCGCTATGGTAAAGACCTCTAAGTAATCTCAAAATATGAGATTATTTCCCAATAGATTTGTATTTCTGAGATTTTTCGGATATACTAGAAATATAACCAACAACAGAAAAGGAAACAAAATGACAGTAGCACAAGCACTATACAAGGTCGGCGACACTTACACTTCACAGAAGTCAAAGGTAACTGGCACAATTACAGAAATCAAGCCAAACGCTAACGGCACAGTTCGTGTTAAGTTAGATGTTGCAGGTGCAACACGCTGGACTACTTGGAAGGCATAATAGCCTAAGTAAATATCCTGAGCAAGATACTAAACTGCTCACCACAATGTCAGACCCCTCCGCTATACTATAAATACACCCACCAAAGAAAAGGAAAACTATGTCAAGAGGAAAAGCAATTAGCGTAAAAATCGCAACACCAAAAGTAATCAAAGCACTAGAAGGCGCACTCGCTAAACTAGAACTTGATTGGACTTCACAAGAAGCCAACGAAGCAAAGTATGAAAAGGCTAGAGAAGTATGGCGCAAGCAAATACAGGCGTTTGCTATTGAGAACATCAAGAAAGCAACTAACTTCCGCACATCATATCGCTCATACAATAACACACTAAACATTGACTATGATATTGTTGTAGCCAATGAAAAAGATATGCCATCAGAGCCTGAGCGTGAGTTTGAGGTACTACACACACACGAATATCGTAGTCAGAAAGAGGAAATTGCTAACGCAATTCGTATTCTCAAAATGACAGATGAGGAAGTTGTAAATACTTCCACATACAATGCGGTTGCTCGTTATCTATAAATAAAGTTTGGGGGGTTAGCACACAAAGTCTAGACACCTAAACCCAAACGACCTGAGTAGGTCGCTAAACTGCTCACTAAGTTTGATTAGGCAGATGCGGATCCCGCTGCTGAAAAGAGTTGACAGGTGCACAATAAAAACTCGTTCCTAATCATTTTTATTTTTTGCAGGCCGGGCCGCAGTGATCAACATCACATCCCATTATGTAAGACATTTATGATTCCCGCTTGCATTTGTCAGTCCTTGGACATATACTTATATTACACCACAAAGAAGGAGACCCCTATGATAGCAACAGCACTAAGAATACAAAACGCAACAGCGTCAGCCGTTCACAATGAGGAAATTATGGATATGGCTGGGCACTTATACCACGCAAGAAATGAAATGACAGACAATGAGTTTATGCAATTCTTATTTAAATACTCAGCAAGTTTGTCAGCCTTAACTGCTACATTAGTTACATCAGTTTGTTTAACAGAAAGCCAGATGAACGATATGGTAGATACAATCAAAGAATTCGATGAACTAGAAAAAGAAATGGAATAAGCCCTATGGACCAAATGAAAACGTCGTATCCAACAGTAATACCAGTAACATCGCAAGAATTTTTTGAGTCTCAGATCTTAATCAAGGATGAGCGCATTGCTCAACTTGAACAGCACGTTCAACAGATAACCCAGCGCTCCTATTTAGATTCTGCAGACCGTAACAGAATTACAGAAGCAATGCAAGAGTGGACCCTAGATGCCTTGGAGCACGGCACCATTGATGAAAGCGATGCAGAATCAATTGCAGAAATTGTTGGCTTTGAATTAACAAAAGAATTTGAAGTTGAAGTTGCAGTTTCATATTCCATTACAGTTAATGCTCGTACTGAAGAGGATGCACAGGATGCAATTAACGATATTGATTTTGATGCCGTCCAGTATAACTCAGATAATATTGGATACCTATCATCAAGCATTGATAGAATAGATATTTAGTAGGGGGCTACTAATAGGACCTGAGCAGCGTCCATTTAAACTGCTTATTTTTTTATTTTCAAACCCGGCCCGACGTGACCAAGATCACACTATGATTTACGACACGCTTACGAAATGTCCAATTTACCCCATATCTAACTAGCCTGATTTGCATATGTCGGTAGGGTGGTGTATGATTAGATTATCAACAACAGAAAGAAGGAAAATATCGTGGCTCACGATTTAGAAACACAAAACGGCAAAACCTCATTTGCGTCATTCAGAGAACCTGCTTGGCACGGATTGGGAACAGTATTTACCGAGGAAAAGACAACAGCAGAAATGCTATCTCTTGCTAGTTTAGATAACTGGAATGTTCGCTTAGAGGATTTGGAAACCCCTACACACCTAACAAGCGACAAATCATACCAATATGTATTGCGTACAAATCCTACCGACAATACCCAGACAGATATTCTTGGCGTAGTTGGTGAGCGTTATCACGTATTGCAGAATGAAGATTTATTTTCATTTGGTGATAATATCCTAGACGGCGGGGGTCGTTGGGAAACCGCTGGTTCAATCAAGGGTGGGCGTGTTGTATTCGGTGCGCTTGCACTAGAGCGTGAAACAATCCTAGACCCTAACGGTGTAAGTGATAAGGTAAAGACTTATTTGCTTATAAACACATCACACGATGGTTCTATCGCTATTCAAGCAAGCATAACACCCGTTCGTGTTGTGTGCGCTAACACTCTTAACCTTGCGCTTGGTGGCGTAGGTCGTAAGAAAAATAAGGGAATCAAGCAATCTTTCAAGATTCGCCACACACAAACCGCTAATGGTAAAGTGCAAATTGCTCGTGAGACTTTAGGTCTTGCTAATGCTTATATGGACGAATTTGATGTTATGGCTAAGGCTATGATTGAAAAGGAAGTTAGCGCCATTGACTTTAACAAAATCATTCTTGCTGCTTATCCTAAGCCAGAAAAAGACGCTAAGGGTTCAAGCAAGAAATGGGAAAACAAGGTAGATATGATTAACGATATTTACACTGGCGAATATAACGGAATGATTGCTGGTAATGCGTGGGGTGCTTTCAATGCACTAACTGAGCGCCTTGACTGGTATCGTTCTGCTCGTGGTGGTTCTAACGAATCTATCCTTGCAAGTGCAAGCGGATTTGACCCTGCTATCAACGCAGAAAAAAATCGTCTGCTAAAAGTTGTACAAGGTGTTATGTCTCTAGCATAACAAAAAAAATCCTGAGCAAGATTTAAAACTGCTCGCAAGATTCCATAGATCAATTGGTTAGATCGCTACCCTGTCACGGTAGAGGCTACGGGTTCAAGTCCCGTTGGAATCGCAAGTGGCCCGGCTTTATCACATTTTGTTACAAACCTTATTACGTAAGTATGAGATTTTTCCCAAATCTTTATTACGGTAGTTGCTATTTTTTCCCAGTTCGGGTACAATTGATATATACCTACTACCAAAGGATACACCAGTGAGAGAAAGATCAAAGGGCTATTTAGGCCAAATCGTTGACGGCAAGAAGTTAGCAGTAATCGCTAATGGAATCTATAATCTACAGTATAGTAGTGACTTTAGTGAATGTACAGTAGATAATCTTCTATTCGTTACCCTTGAAGAAAAAAATGTATTTGGCGACAATAAGTATGCCCTGGTTTGTACAGAGGGTGTTGGCTGGGAGCAGGATACTTACGGATGCTTAGAAGTACCAACAAACATTGGCCAAATGGGTCTATGGAATGGCAGAGTCTTTATATCAGTAGACACAGTTAAAGAATGTCTAACAGATCAAACAGCAGATATCGCAGACTACATCCGTGTTTTTGGCTCACGCCTTGATGATAACTGCTCCCTATGGCAGTCCAAAATGTCAGTGGCATAGGATATGATAGTAATATGACAACAACAGAAAACATAGAAAACCCTGAAATGTACGCAGACTACTATTCGTGCGACCTTGCTATTTCTATTACAAATATCAAGGCTAAGAATGCACACCACGCAGAAGCCGTTATGCAAACCTTCATAGATGAAATCGGTAAAATTATGACTGATGAACTTAGTTGGGATGATGCCCAATGGGATATAGAGGAAAATGTATTCCTACCTGAACTAGGTGAGTGGCACACAAAATGAGTACAACATTCAAACCTTACACAATACACGAACTCGTAGAGGAAATCTATGAGGATAATTTCTCACACTTTGATTTTATGGAAAATATGAATGGTGGGGATTGCGATTGTAATCTACATATGACTATGAATACTATCTTAAAGTATTGGGGTGAGTAATGCTAGGTTATATTAGCACTGATGTAGATGATATGGTTTATGCGTTGGATTCTGTACTTACCACGATAAATTCAAATGACGACCCTTGGCTATATAACAATACTTGGAGAGCAAAAGAGTTACTTCAAGGTTTGCAAGTAGAAGGGTACTTTGATAATGTGGACTAAGTATGATTTTCTTTGTACCGAATGTGATACCTTAATAGAGATCACTACTTACTTGGACAGTATAGATGAGCCTAGGTGTCCTTGCTTTCATCAAGCCATTATTAGAATAAATAAACAAGAACTTGAATACGGCCACGGAGTGGTTCATATCACATCCCCAAACCTTGTTAAAATCAACAGCAACCCCTATACTTAATATATGAACACATTGATAGAGTATATGAGAATACACTTAATTAGTCTTAACCAAGACTATGAGAAATTCTATGAGGAATACAGAAATGGCTCTGAGTATGACCTCTCAGATATTGATAATATCAGGGGACAGATCAAAGCCACTAGGCACCTGTTGTCAGTGGCAGAAGGTATGATAGAACAATGATGAACACAGACCTAGAACCAAGACTACAAAAACTGATTGACTTAGGTGAATCGGGCACAGACATTATGCACGGGGAACTAAAAAACCTAATGCTTGAATGTGAAACAGAACTAACTAACTTATCAGAAACTCAAGACCTACCTGAGTATAGATACCACTTAGGATACTTAGACGCTCTAGTAGAAGTTTACGGACTAACATACCGACTAGCATTCGCTATTTCAGATAGGAGAAAAAATGCCTAAGTGTTTAGACTGTGGCCAGATAGAACGATTCTGGTATACCGAGACAGGCCACAAACTTGGTATCTACAATGCTGACGGAACTCTAGAGGATGTAGAGACTGATGAGTGGGAGAATGTTACAGAAGGCGAATGCGAGCCTTGTGGCTCTAAGAATATTGAGGGTGAACTATGAGCACCCTTCTTGAACTAGACTTTGACGTATGGTCTACTATCTATAAGCCTATCCCTAATCATATAGATAAGGGTGCTTCTTTTAATGACGGAGAGCACGGCTATATGTTTGAGACCTATGGTAAAGAGTATGAGTTTGTTAAGGCTGCCGCAGATAAACATATCTGGACCTATGGGGACGGAGACGACGGTGGGACCTATATATGGAGTGGCTGGTCTTTTGTTAATAGGATTGGTTATTTTATTACTGAGGTCCCCTTTTCTGAAGGGGTAGATGTTCAGGTCCTAGTATCTGAACCTGACTTGACTTGTGAAACCTGTGATGAGATAATTGATATAGAACACCAACACCAATGCGAGGAGAACTAAATGCAAGCAACACTATCAGACCTAGTTTTAGCAGGACACTTCGGAGTTGACTCAGGACAAGCAATGGTAGGCGACCCCTGCTATCTTGACCAATGGAAAACCAATGAGGGCGAGGAGTGGAACTTAGAAGGCAAAGTAGGAGATTATTCTTATCAAGGCGTTAGCGCAACTACCATAGAATCAAACTATGGAGAGGTTGGCGGGTTTAGCGCTGTTGCTTTTTCCACGGGATACGGAGACGGTGTTTATCCTGTGTATGTACAAATCAATGAGGACGGACGAGTATCTAAGGTTGTAATTGACTTTGAGGGAGATCTTAATGACAATTAAAGAGGTTGAACTAATGCCTGAAAAAGAATATACACGGATGAAGGATGTATATACTGAGATTGAAGATATCATTGAGAAGATTAGTAAACTTCCTATTGGCCTGCCCTTGGTTTGGGTATATGCTTGGGATGTTGCTAGAGACCTGTATACAAGCATTCAAGAGGGACAAGAAGAAGAATACTGTGTCACAGAGGACATAGAGGATGTATGGGAGATGTTCTGGAAAGATGCAGGTAAGCAAGGCTTCACCCTAGAGTACGGGCCAGAGTCTCTGTATGAACACATACGTGACTGGATGATCGACAGACACATCATTGATGAGGTGGTTGAAGATAATGACTAACAGATTAGAAAAACATCTAAGCGACTACACATTTGCCGAACTATCACTGGCCATATGTGAATGGTGCCTAGATCCTGATATGAATATGTCTGAGTATATGTGTCCTAACTGCTACAAGGACGATGAGCAGATCTGTGTTGAATGCTGTGGCTGCGATGAGTAATTGGACACAGCCTTCGCTGTTTGATACAATTGAAGAAAACACCTATGACCTAAAGGAGAACAACTAATGGGAGCAAGAATTAACTATGTATTCAAAGACTCAGAGGACGGGCCTAGTGTAGTCCTATACAGCCACTGGGGGCAAATAGAGTGGGAAAGAAACATTGCTAGGGCCTTGGAACACGCAAAGCCACGCTGGTTTGACTCATCGTATGGCACCCGTATGATGATTAGTTATCTTACCCAACACGAGATTCTAGATGAGCACGGGTTTGGCATATATGCTATCAGTGGCAATGGGTCCTATGACCTTGGCGAACAGACAGTGGTAATCGATTTTACTAACAAGACTGTTACTGATAATGTGCCCGTGGAATTTGATGCATTTATTAATGCCTACGCTCCAAAGGTTTTGGCTGAGCAAGACTAGGGGTAGGGTCATCCCTGTCTAAGGGTGAGGGGGCAGTGCTGTGGTGGGCTTGCCCCCTTCCCTTCTTTTTGGTATAATGAATATAGAGGAGTACTATGTATCGTATCAGTAAATCTGTAACTAAGACTAAAGAGGAAAAGGTTGCTGAGAAAATTGGCGTACTTTTATCAGACTTTAATCTTGACCTAGAGAAGGTAGGAGTGTATATGTCTCGTAGCCTTCCTTATCTTATTTTTCGCAGGAGTCTAGAAGTTCTAGAGTCTGCCCAATTCCAACTTGACATAGTTGAACAAAAGAGAGTAGAATATAACAGTGACCGACTTTTCTAATATCTGTAACATCTTAGGACAACTCTATTCCGAGTATAGAGAAGACCCAGGTTTCAATGAGTTCATAGAATTCAATGACTTAGGTTTGCCACTTGCTTACTTAGAGAAAGAACATCTCTGCGCCGTAACAGGTGACGGAGAAAAATATATTGCTGAGACTTGGCAATTGTTCTTGGCTTCTCTAAACCTTGAAGACGAAGGTTTTGAAGACCTTGATGAGGTTCTTGCGGCATCAGGCAACGCAGAGTGATCTGCGGCCTACGGGCCGGATTATCTATACAAATCGGACATATGGGACAAACCTTAAAACCCTAAAAATAGATTACGATAGAGCTAAATTTTTCCCCATTGATGGACAAACCTTACCAAACCTCATTTCCTAAAAAAACATTACGAACCTCCAAAAACTTTTCCCCGTACCTAGCATATCTAGGATCAATTGTCAAACCAGGTGTATAATAATATTATGACCAGGAATCATTTTTCTAAGTATGGTGGACCATGTTTTGTTAACGATGGTACCTCTATGCATGATCATGATCACAAACCAAACAAACCTCATGAAGATATCAAACCAGATATGAAGGTTTTCTATTTTATAGCTTCATCCTTTGGTGTTCTTATTACCTCTATAGGTTTTGGTCTTTATTTTATCAATTGATCCCCCGCCCCAGGCCAGAGTCACAGGCTTATTAGACATTACGATCCCACGGGATTTAGCGGGGGATTACGAATGAGTACCAAATCCCCTAGTATAATACACAGTAAATAGACAAACCTTTTTTCCTGGTTTTCTAGAAATTATCAAACCTTTTATATATTTTTTCCTGGTTTTTCCTAGATTTATTGGACATTTTGCTACATTTTGTAGAGGGTTTTTAGGCTATAAAGGTTTGACAAATAGGAGGTTTGGGGGTATAATCCGCTATTGGGATATGAAGGTTTGACATATGAAGGTTTGTGTGGTAGGAGGTTTGGCCCGTTAGACATTACGAACCCTTTTGTATAAATGCTCAATCCTCCCTTTTGCTCCACTTTCCTCCACTAAAAGAAAATCTAAAAAATATCAGTAAGATCTACCTGTGGATAAACCTGTGGATAACTATGATATTTATAGGTATTTTCCTGTGGATAACTATTTAAATTCAAATATCTTTAATACTCTAAACCATGATATAATCAACTTATGCCATTTCCAAAAACTTTTGATTTTAACTATTATAAGGGTGATACATTTCAATTTAATGTTGAACTAAAAAACTCTGATGGAACTGATTTTCTTATTTCTGGATACGAAACCTTTTCATTCAAACTTGCCAATCAAAGAGGATCTGGTGGTACTCAAGTATCTGCATTGGCTGTAAAACACGAGCCAGCAACAGTAGCTTGCACAATCACTTCTACAGTAGGTAGAACCCTATCTGCAGGACAATATGTGTATGATGTTCAGATCACAGATACAACTCCTACTCCAAATATTATTTATACAATCCTAACAGGCAGCATAACAGTAACGGATGATATTACTGGGGCAGTATAGTGCTAACCTTAGTAGTCAAACAAAATACCATTAACCTAGATGTTTATATGGGTAGCCAAACAATAGTAGTAAAAAGAAATATACCTATTGTAACCTCTTACAATGATGTAACCCCTCCTGAGTCATTTACCTATGTAGATGCTGGTTTATACAATGAAAACAGCATTCCAGCAGATGCAGGACTATATAATACATCTTCATGGGATATAGTCTGGGTAGGAGGTTTTACATAATGCATATCTGGAGCATCAAAGAACTATTTTTGCCACGGTATCAAACCAGAAATATCAAACCATTCTGTGGATAACTCTGATACAATTGATCTATGCTAAAAGTACTATGCTTTAACTGTGGGGGTATGTTTGAAGTATCCTATGGGGTTTTAAACCCTACAAACCAATGTCCTAACTGTAAAAATCCAGGGGATAAATAACCGTGGATATGTTGGTTTTCTGCGCTATCCCGTATATCCTAGTCGCTGCGCTAACCTTCTATATCTGGCATAGGGGCTAATATCTTATACTAGGGATTACGATCCTTTATTGACTTCCCCCGCAAAATTTGAGATAATAGATATATGATATGTAGAATATGTTTTGATGAAAAAGATGTGTCTCAAATGGTTATTAATCATACTACGCCAGTAAAAGTACACTATAAAGATATTTGCAAACCCTGTGCTGGAATCAAAAGCAGGCTTGTAAATAATTTAAGAAAAACTAATCTTATACCAGAAGATCATGCTTGCCCAATATGTCAAAAGAAAGATAAAAAATATTATTTAGATCACGACTGGAAAACTAAGGAATTTAGAGGATATCTATGCAATGCTTGCAACGTAGCCTTGGGATTATTAAAAGATGATGTTTCTATTTTAAATAGGGCTATAGATTACTTATCTTGACTATCCCGCCAAGGTTTGGTATACTGGATAGATGGACTGCAGACACGCATATGAAGTTGACCTTGATGGTTTGGTAATTTGTACTGCCTGTAAGCATGTTGTAGATGAAGTTATTCTTTACCCAAATAGAGATTTTTGGGAAACACAAATAAGTTTTGAGGAGTAGAAATGACGCTAGGATTAATAGTATTTTTTTGTGCCGTAACATGGTTTGTAACTATGTTCTATTACACTGACAGATATAAGGTTGTTTTAAAAGAGCACTCTCTATCTGAAGTAAAGTGTTCTCACTGTGCCATTAAATTCGTGATATCACAGGATAACCTAAGAAGTCCTATGTACTGCAATAAATGCAAATAACACAGACCAATAACAGATCCTGTGGAACGTGTGATATGTGCTGTAGCATATTAGGACTACTCACCAATATAGCCCGTGTCGGGCTTAGAAAGGTTTAGAAACCTCTATTTTGCGCCGACTTTTAGTTGCACTTTTCGCCGAACTTTGGTACACTTAAAGTATGAAACCAAACGAATGTCCAAAATGTGAGATGCATCACAAAGATCCATTATTTTGGGAGACTCATCAGACCATGACTGATGGTAGGATATGGTGTGCATATGCTAAGAAGTCTTGAAATCCCCGACCCTTTTCAAACCTTTATAGCCAAGAAGTATGCCAGTGCTAAGGGTTATAAGTATGACTTCTTTAGTGGAGAATGGGAGTTTGACTGTTTATGTTGTGATGAAACTTTAAATGCCCCGAACAAAAAGACAATGACAAAGATACGTTTGTATCATAGTAGAAATGAATGTACTGGAGGATACTAATGACAGGAATTACTTGTGCTAATTGTTATGGAACCAATGCTAGCCAAGCATTACGAAGTGGCGTTTACTGTACAGAGTGCTATACTTATATGATAAAGGGGGTTACAAAATGATTAATGTTTTATTTCTTATTCCCGCATTTTTTGCAGGGTACATAGTATGCTATATTGCAATGACATATAAGGTCGACCAAAATTAAAGAGCCAAAGATCATGAAGATGGACTGGAAATCACTGGGGTATGAAAGGCAATACAAAAATGGAAGATTACGATGGATACCTGGACAAGTTTATCAAAGAACACAGGACGAAGAACCTACTACTGAGGTGGTTTGCAAACCTTTGTGAACTTCCTGCTCATTATCATTTAGGCAAGGCTTTACATTATGATGACCATGATGATCATGGGTTTGTCTACACATACCACGCTTTTTTGTCACACTGGTTTTATAAACCTTATTTTAAGTGGGGGACTGTTTATAGATTAGATATTGATGATCCAGATGTTATGGAAAAAGCCTGGGATTGACAAATCAAAGTAATTTTGCTATACTTAATATATGACACTAAGTTCTACACTGTTTAGCCTATTCTGTATGTCTTTGGGATTATGGCTTTTATTACGTAAGGGGTAGCCATGGCTAGAATAATTATATGTAGTATTTGTAAGAAGGAGATTGAATCTCGATCCCCCTTTGCCCACGAAACCTTAACAAACCACATAAAGAAAGACCATAAAAAAGTAGATGCTTAAGTTCCTATGGGGTATGTTGGCAGGGTATTTTATAGCCAACCTTGAAATTGCACGGTATTTAGTTAGTAAAGGCTATAGGTCTGTTCATGACATTCCAGATAAAGATTGAAGAGTTTGATCCTAGTATTATTAAAAAGGATGCTTTTTATCTCCCGCCGATTCCTTGGCAATGGACGCTTTTAAAGGGTAGTAAGGTTGTGGGGTTTGGCTATTGCCATACGGAAGAGCAGGCCAATGATATGGCCAATCAATCTTTAAATTATTTTAAAAAGCTTCAGTACAAGTAGCGCAATAAAATGTCGGTCTATCAAAAGATATATCATCACCTATAATAACACGACCATATCTGGCCATCTCTAAAACGATAGGGTTGACTTGACCGTAGACTATCGGGATCAATGGAGAATTACATTTATCACACATACTTCAATGATATCACACTTGCACCTAAGCCCAAAGTTTGATATACTGAGTATATGAAAAATACTTATAAATGTCCAGATTGCAAAACCTCTATTATTATTAATACTAAGGTTCATGAGTTACCCGAATCAATTATATGCCCTTGCGAAACGGTAATGCCGCTAGAGTCTTCAAAGTAATATGTGGTCGTGGGTATTAGCCTTTATAGGCGTTTCGGGAATATTTTTAGTTGGTCGTAAGACTATCTGGGGATGGCTTGTCTTGTGCGTAAATGAATGTCTTTGGATCATCTATGCCCTAACAACAAAGCAATACGGATTTATTTTTGCAGCGGTAGCGTATGGAATAGTCTATGTTAAATCATTCATACACTGGAGAAAAGATGAGTCCTAATCATTTTTGTGATATATGTGGATCAAGATTAACTAACGGTGATTGCCGTAATTGTTTTAGTAATAACAACGCATTAGCAGAATTTGAAAGGGAAGATGAGTAAAGAGATAGAGTTTGAAACTTGGGCAAGCACAAACAATATTGAACTTACGCCTGAACTCTATTTGCAGAACCAAAGGTTTCTTATCATTTCAGAATTAGATATGCTTGGAATTCAGATGAGCTTGCCTGGAGAATTCTTAGAGTCTTTAAACTCACAACAGTTTGCGGAAGTAATTGCGGGATTAATTAGAAGGAGAATAAAGTGAATAGTTGGATAGAAGAACTAGACGAAGACAAAAAGAAAGACCTAATGGAAATGATTATCATGACTGTTAAAGAAATTCGTGAACAGATGGATCAGGATATTCTATTTACCCAGCAGATATGGGAGCGTAAGGGGTTTGTTAAGAGTCGTAGAACCCGTAAGGCATTTGAAGCCTGTCGCTCTATTGTTCAAGGCAAAAACGAAGTGTTTGACGATACAAATGGCTGATCCAAACCAAACACCTGCTCGTGGAGACTGGCTATGCCCTTGTAGTGGATGCTCGAAATCTATTGCATCAGAGCGTAAACAAATCATTGCAATGATAAAAGAACATCGATTAGCATATTTAGAATATCGTGGTAGTGGGTTTGACGATGATGGGAATTTGCTGTGGGCCAAAGATGATGCCTTAACATATATAGAAGCACTTGATAAAATTATAGTTAGGATTGAGGAACGTAATCCAAAACCTAAAGCCAAGCAGCAGTAGCTTAGTTGGTTAAAGCCCCGAACTCATAATTCGGTCGTCGTCGGTTCAAGTCCTACCTGCTGTACGCCTCTGTAGTTCAGTGGAGAGAACAATGGACTTCTAAGCCATGTGTCGCAGGTTCGATTCCTGCCAGGGGTACTTGATATTTAATCTTTAAAAAGTTTTATAACTCTTTTTGGTTCTTCTACATTGTTTGCAAAATCTTCAAATAAGAATTTTTTAGTTGATCTTGAATGACCTTTTGGAAATAAATCTAAATCAAAAGGCTTTCTTGGAAACCTTCCACGAAGGCCAGCCATAAAAGCATTTACTCTTCCCATAGCCCATTGCTCTGCACTAGAAACGCTTCCTCGAACTGACGATGGGTTAGTTCTGTATGCACCAATGCCTCGGTTATAAACTTGCCTTAAGGCTCCAACGGTAATTCTTTTATTGCCTTCTTTGCCTTTATTATATGCATCTGCCAACTCTTTAAGTCTAGATGCTGATACCTTTTCAATATCTAAACCATCATCATATTTTTCTGCATTATCTATTGGTTCAGAGAGTACTCTTAGTGAGCTAAATGGTTTTACTACACGCCTATCAGTTCGTGTTCTTTCCCCATTTTCGCTTGTTGCATAAACTCTAACCACTGCAACTGGATTTTCTGAAGATGCTTCTACGGTTTCGTTTGTTCCAGAAAGTGTTACCTTGCCAGAGCGTTCTACTCTTTCTACAAGGCCATGAGCAGATTCTGTTTTATCTGGAGGTTTTGGAACTGCAAATGTAACATGATCACCAACAGAAACACCTTTTGCTTTTTCTACATCATCTGATTTACCAGATGGAACACAGTTAGGAACCATTCCACCATTTCTTCCAGGCTTCATACCTCGTTGCTCATATCCAACCCAACATGCCTTTTGTATATTGTCCCATTTGTCTTCTTCTTCATTTTCTGAATAATAAGACTTGCTTGTTTGTGCATCATCCATTGCCATGTCTTCTGAATCCGAATCTTCTTCATCTTCCATGCTGTGATTATTTATATTAACAATTTTAGCATCTTTATACATCATACCAATACTATATGCTGTTGGTTCCCACATACCGTCTTCTTCTTCGTAAATCCTAACAGCCATCGCTGGATTTTCTGGAGGCATAGATTGAATAGCATACTCAGTTCCAGGAACTCCGTAGACTCCACCTTCAGTCATAATATGTTCAACTATGCCATGAACAATACCCTCAGAGGTTTTGCCCATTACGAAGTCGCCCTCTTTAATCATATGTTCATTTTTTTCTACAGTAAAAATTGTTGTGAGCATTTCTGCACCATTAACAAAATTACCAAAATTCATAAAGATATCTGATGATTCTTTCATTCTATTTACGATTGCTCTTGACCATGAGAAACCTGCATCTCCGCCCCATGCATCCCACATAATACGACCATTAGATGGATTAGATGTATTGTAAAAATCTTTACCTTTTTTATCTACTTCGTGTCGTGAAAAAAATGAGTACATTCTCTTTACTGTATCAAGTGACATTGCAGATCCATTAACGATATCTGTTGCTCTTCCCCAACCTACAGGAGTTCCAGCACCAGTTGCCTTGCCATCTTCTTTCCATTTTAATGCTCGTCTAGCAGCAGCCTTCATGCCAGAATTAGGGGTATATGTATCAGCCATCCTATTATTATACTATAGATTGTGGTACAATTATTGTAAAAGGGGTGCATTTTGGCTAAAATTGTTTTCTTAGGTAACTTTGGTGTGGACTATAGTAGTGAGAATCATCACGTAAAGTCTCTGGAATCCCTTGGACATACCGTCGTTAAAATGCAAGAACGTGAGGCAAGAAGCCAACATATCCTTGCAGAGTCCTTAGAAAGCGATCTATTTATCTGGGTTCACACACACGGCTGGAATACTCCAGGAAATATCGGTATGGAAGATGTTCTTGTTAAACTAAAAGAGGCAAACATTCCAACAATGACCTATCACCTTGATTTGTGGTTTGGAATTGAGCGTCAGAAAGATCTGGAAGAAGATCCATTTTATAAAACCATAGGACACTTCTTTGCTACAGACAAGCTAATGACTGATTGGTTTAACGAAAATACAGAAGTAAAAGGACACTTCCTGCCTGCTGGGGTATATGACAAAGAATGTTATGTTCATCCAGCCTATGACAATACCTTTGACTATGATGTTATTTTTGTTGGAAGTAAAGGGTATCATCATGAATACCCATACCGCCCACAATTAATAAACCACTTAAGATCAGTATATGGCAAGCGCTTCCTTCACGTTGGTGGAGATGGAGATACAGGTACAATTCGTGGGGATGCACTAAACAAGATTTATGCTCGTAGTAAGATAGCCATTGGTGATAGTCTTAATATTGGCTTCAACTATCCTTACTATACAAGTGATAGAATGTTTGAAAGTACTGGTCGTGGTGGTTTCACTATCTACCCTCGCATTAAAGGCCTTGAGGAGTTGTTCACAGATAAAGAGATTGTTTTGTATGAGCATGGTAATCTAAAAGATTTAGAAGAAAAGATTAATTATTATCTTGAGAATGATGAAGAACGAGAACTAATTAGATTTGCAGGGCACGAAAGAACAAAAAAAGAACACACGTATGTCCATAGGTGGACTGCAATCTTGAAAGAATTGGGAATTGGATGAATTGCTTGGTCACTGGAGGAGCAGGTTTTATTGGATCAAACCTTGTTGATAAGTTAATTAGTCTTGGTCACGATGTTGTTTGTATTGATGATGAGTCTGCAGAATGTCATGAGCAATTCTACTGGAACAGTAAAGCACAAAACTATAAGTATGATATTTGTGATTATGATCTTATTGCCCCACTTTTTAAAGATATTGACTGCGTATTTCATGTCGCATCTGATGCAAGAATACAACCAGCAATACTAAATCCTAAAAAATCTATTCAGTCAAACGCAGTAGGAACAGCCAATGTTCTTGAACTTTGTAGGGTCAACAATATAAGTAGGCTAATCTATTCTAGTACATCCTCTGCATATGGCAAGAAGGCAATAATTCCAAACATAGAAACACAGCCATCTGACCCACTAACCCCATACTCTGCTGCCAAAGTTTTTGGTGAAAACCTTGCAAGAGTTTACTATAATCTTTATGGTCTTGAGACTATATCCCTTAGATATTTTAATGTTTATGGAGATAGGCAGCCACTTAAAGGTCAGTATGCGCCAGTAATAGGACTATTTTTAAAACAATGCCACGAAGGAAAGCCACTAACAGTAGTTGGTGATGGATCTCAGCGTAGAGATTTTACGCACATAGATGATGTTATAGAAGCAAACATACTTGCATCTGAAGCAAGTCATGGTTTTGGTGAGGTATATAACATTGGGTATGGAAGTAACTACTCTATAATTGATATTGCTAATATGATTTCAAATGATATTAAGTTTATCCCGTCAAGAGTTGGAGAGGTTCAAGAAACTCTTGCATCAAATCAAAAATTTAAAGATTTAACTGGATGGATACCAAAGGTATCACTAATGGAATGGCTAAAAAAATGACAGAAATGGTTAAAGCAGTTTTAAACGGAGAGTTTGAAATGATCTTGCCTAAGCACCGTGCAGATAGACCAGACTGGTATCAGCCACATGGCTGGGAAAAACCAAGACTAAAGCATATGTCTGAGAACATTAGTACTGGAGATGTTGTTTACTACGTTGGTGCTGAAGAAGGAGAGTTTCCAGCGCTGTGTCAAATGTGGGGAGCAGAGGTGGTGTTGTTTGAGCCAAATCCTAAAGTTTGGTCGCACTTTCCTGCAACATGGACTGCAAACAACCTAGAACTTCCTATGGTATGTATTCCTGGGTTTGCTTCTGATAAGATAAATGATCTTGCAAGAATTTATTATAATGAATGGCCCCCAGAGGTTAACGATGTTATTGAAGCAGCACATGGATTTAAAGAGTTGTATCTTGAAGGAGATACCTATGGGCAAATTACTATAGATTCTTGTGTATATGATCATGGAATTAAGCCACCTACCGCTATTTCATTGGACGTAGAGGGTAGTGAATGGAGGGTGCTAGGAGGTGCAGAGAAGGTGCTTAGAGAGTAC